TTTGACAAGCTCAATACAGATATGTATATCTTGAACAACATAGATAAGATTGTTCGAGGTGTCGCTAATCAGTACAGAAGCAAAGGGACAGAAAGCGTAATTAATGAGATTAAGAACCCATCATTTGCACAAGACAAGCAAGATGCACCTCAGAAGCAACAAACAACTCTTGATATGTTGAGAAAACAAATTTTAGGTTAAAAACGAAAATTAATTATTATTTTAAAAATATAAAAAAATGGCAACAGTAAGTTTAGGATCGAGTCCAGCAATGAACCCGACTCCTTCAAATGTGGCAGTTGCAACTACATCAAACTACGTAAACAGTGCTACTCTTTTAGCAGCAGCATCTGACGGTAGTAACTTATTAACTAAGCGTGATGTAGACGAGCAACTAGTAAAAAGATACGGTGATCAAGGGATTACTGGTCTTATGGAATTATTAGGAACAAAAAAAGAAACAACAGCTAACAAGTTTGAGCACTATGAAGAAACTTTTCTTCATAATCACTTTACTGCAACTATAACTTCAGATGAGTTATTAGTAGATAATGCTTTTACTGATTCAGGATCTTCAGATGACACTGGTAATTCAGCTCTTCGTGATGGTGATCTTATTTTAGGTGCTGATGGATCTATGTTATATGTAACAGCAGCATTAGCAGGTAATGACTTTACCGTAAAAGATATGAATGGTGCTGTTGTTAACGCAAAAGGAAATCAAGCTTACGCTATTGTAGGTAACGCTTACGCAGAAAGAACTGACCAGCCAGGTGAGGGTATTACACCACGTGTAATTCAGTACTCTAACCAATGTCAGATTATTAAAGAATCTTTTTCTGTTTCAGGCTCTGAGGCAACTAATGCTATCTATGTAAAAGTAAACAACCAAGAGTTTGGTTCTGGATACTTATGGTACTTGCAAGGTGAAGCTGATACTTACCAAAGATTTATGGATTACTGTGAGCTTGCAATGATTGTAGGTGAATCTGGTGATGGCACTCTATCTAGTGCTGATACTGACACAGATGGTTCTTCAGCAGTTACAGGAATTAAAACAACAGAAGGTTTATTGAAATTTATGGAAAACAAAGGTCAAACTATGGACCTTGGTTCTTCTGCAATTACAATGGCTGACTTTGATGCTGCTGTAAAATCTTTAGATAAATTTAGAGGTGCTAAAGAGATGGCTCTTTACGCTGGTATTAACTTATCTTTAGATATTGACGACTTGTTAGCTGCACAAGGAGCTTACGCTGCTGGTGGTGCTAACTATGGTACTTTTGCTAACAGCAAAGACATGGCGTTGAACTTAGGTTTCAACTCGTTCTCTCGTGGTGGTTACACTTTCCACAAGAAAACTTATGACCTATTTAACCGTCCTGATTTGTTAGGTGGCGATGGATTTAAATTCAATGGTTTCGGTATGTGTATCCCTATGGATAATCAAAGAGACCCACGATCAGGAGAAAGTATTCCTTCTTTACGTATGCGATACAAAGCTGCGAATGGTTACTCTCGTGAGATGGAGCACTGGTTAACTGGATCTGCAGTTCTACAAAATAGAACTAACGAGAAAGACGAGTTGCGATCTCACTACCGTACTGAACGTGGTTTTGAAGGATTTGCTCCTAACCGTTTCTTATTGTTCAAAAAATCATAATTATTAATATTTAAAAACATAAGAAAATGGCACAAATTTTTGGAGATAAATTGTTAATGTTTCACGTTTCTGCAGTAGATTCAGACTCTGTTGCTAATGCTGATAATGGAGCTAATTTAGATTTGGCAGCATTTCCTGCTAAAAACATTAGTTCAATCGCAGCAGAAAACAATGGTAGTGGATTAATTTATATCTACTTTCAAGGTGGAACAAAATATGAGGCTGGTTCTATTTTTGGTACTACTTCTGCAGGTACTGCAGGTGAAGGTGTAGAACAAGCTTTTGTTAGACTTACTTGTACTTCTGGAAAAGAAGCTGCAGTTATAGAAGACCTTTGGGCTGCTATGAACTCAGTTTCTGCTGGACCAGTTATAAAATTTGATTTTGTAACTAGTGGTTACTCTCAACCTGTTGATAATGTAACTGCAGCACAAGTTAGACGACACGTTACTACAATAACAACAGCTTCTGACTCTTAATAGATAATAGAAGTTGATTATATTATTGGAGGGGAGCAATCCCCTCCTTTATAAAACTTTAATTTAATTTTAGAAAATAATTATTATGACACCAACAAAAACTCGTAAGGCTGTTACGCCTCCTACGAATACTAAGGTCGAAGCTAAAGCTCCCGTAGTAGAGAAAAAGTTTGTTCCGAACTTTTCAAATAAACAAAACAACTTTAAACCAACAGTATACCAACTTGTAGTTAGATCTAAAAAGAAAAATGGTATGCCACAGTATCCTATAGTTTCTTTAATTAAAGCTGAGGATATTATATTTGATCCTGAGACAGGTGAAAACAAAAAAATTAGATACATTCCTGGAGAGACATCTATATTTGCTGACGAGCAATCTGAGAACGCAAAAATGAGAGAGCCTATTGCTTTTAATAATGGTTATCTTTTTGTTAATCATACTAATCCTACTCTAAAAAAGTATTTGAGCTTGTGTAACGCTAATGGTAGTAATCCACATAGGATAAAGTCTAAGTCTATTATATTTACTGTTAAAGATGATGAGAAGTCTGCACAGCAAAAAATAGAAGAAGTAGGTAATACTATGGAAGCAGTACAAAGTGCTCTTAAAATGCCTGTAAATGAGCTTATGGGGTATGCTAAGGTATTAGGTATAAAGATTGATAGAAGTGTTGATGAGGTTCGTTGGGATATGAAAATACAAGCAGAGAAGAACCCTAAAGGTTTCTTAGCTGGCATGAACGATCCTAGAACAGAGATGAAGCAAGTATTACTAATGGCTGAAGAGTCTGGAATTATATCTATGAAAGGTAAAAGCGTTACATGGTCTGCATCAGGTAACACAATATGTATACCACCAGTTGGTATAAAGCCTTTAGATAAGATGGTAGATTACTGCTCTCAAGGTGAAGGAGAGCAAGTGTACGCTGAGATAGAAAGACGACTGCAGGCGATTAATGGATAATACATTAATGCTATATATGTAAGAGGGAGACTTAAGGGTCTCCCTTTTTTTTGATATACGGATTTATTTTGTACTTTTGCTAGGGAATAAATAATACAACAATGACGATTGATGAAGTATATAGATTAGTGCAAACCTTTGCTAGTAAAGACCAGAGAGGTTTTATAACGCCATCTGAGTTTAACTTATTATCAAAGCAAGCTGAGTTAGAATTATACAATAAAAGACTATCTATAGTAAAGGAAAAAACCCCTACAAGAAGGTCTCAAGGAATATATGGAGAGAGCTTATCTCCAGAGTTAGCAAGACAAGATATAGCTGCGTTTTTAAAAAATGGAGTAGCTAATATTACAAATAGTGATAGTCCTAATGTTGGAGGCACTGCGGTTATAAATGCTGATTACATAGAATCTATATTTACATCTATAGATGAGGAGCATAGTATTAGTACTAATGTACCTATAGATATTATAGAGCCAAAAGATATAAATCAAATTCTTAGAAGCAGTCTAGTAAAGCCATCTATGGAATACCCTGTAGCTTTAATTGGACCTGCAAGTGATTCAAGAAAAGTTTTAAGTATCTTCCCTGAGAATATAAAAACAATTAATGTTTATTATTATTTGTACGAAAATACACCAAATTGGAACTACGTTACAATAGCAGGAAAACCTGTTCATGATGCTGCTAACTCTACAAGTTTTCAAATTTCATCACGAGTTCATGGTGAGTTAGTTATTAAAATATTAGAATATTTAGGTGTTAGCATTAGAGAGGCTGATGTTGTTCAATATGCACAGGCTAGTGAACTAAAAGCAGATAGTTAATTATGGCAATAGATTATACAAGTATAGATGAAGTCGTAAATGACTTTCAGTTAATGATAGATGATACGTCTTACGACAAAGACGCACAAATTTATCAATTAAGATTATTAGCTCTACAAGGATTAAGAGAGCTTAAGTTTGACGCAGAACAAGAGGTTAAAACAACTGAAATGACTGTAGATTCAACAACACTTCAGGTTACTTTACCAAATGACTATGTTAAACTTTTGCGTATTGGTTACAGGGGTGATGATGATGAGTTTCACCCTTTAGGTTATAAGTCTGACTTAGCTTTAGATGCTACAGTAACAGCACAAGTAAATGACGATCCTTATGACGAGAACAACCCTTATTATCATGTTGATATGGGTAGAAAGTATGGCGTGGGTGGAGGAAAAAATAATTTAGGATATTACATGCTAAATAGAAATGATAACACTATAAACTTCTCTTCAGATATTGCTGGTAAAACCGTATTTATGGAGTATATATCTGACGGTATAAGCAATGTTCAGGCTAAAAATCATGTAATAAGGTTTACTTTTAATGGAGCTGATGGAGACGAGTCAGATCAAATTGATACTAATTGTACGTTAAAAATACCAAAATCAAGTAGCTCAACAGAGTTTCATACGTTTACTTTTATAACTGACACTCCAACTACTAACTTACAAATACAGTTTGAAACAAATGATAATTCAGGAACAATAGCAGAAAAGTTTTCTACTTTAATAAACGAGGGTTATCCTGATCTTAGAATATCTCCTATTGATACTAAAATAAAAGCTTCTCAAGCCACAAAATCCAGATTTGTAACTTTAGCATACAGTGACTTAACTGCAGTGCCTTTAGCTCTTAATAATAGTAGTTTTGATACGAATAAAAGTCAAACTGTAGGTGCTAGCACAGTAGAAAAAATAGTGTTAACTAATCAGGAGTTATTACAACTAGGTGTTGTTGGTGATGGACCTAAAGTACATAAGTTTTGTGAAGAGGCTTTACGTTGTTATATATATTATAAGTATGTACAAAGAAAACGTGGCATTCCTGCCAACGAAAAACAAATGGCTAAAAGAGCCTACTATAACGAGAAAAGATTAGCAAGAGCTAGAATGATGAGTTTTAATAAAGAAACAGCAATGGCTGTATCTAGAAAAGCATTCAAGCAATCTCCTAAAATGTAATAATGGCACAAGACAAGAGAATATTTACAGGGGGTATGAATAAAGATTTAGACCCTAGGTATATAGAAAATGGTGATTATAGACATGCAGTCAACATAAGAAATGTAGCTTCTTCTGATGGCACCTCTGGGTCTTTAGAAAACATAGAGGGAACCACTGAGGTTGTATACCCTTTTTATAACGAAAATGTATCTCTAGTTCAAATAATAGATGATAACGGTGTTAATTTTCCTGAACCTGAAGAAATTGTTTATGTGCAAAGAATAATTTTTAGTGGATACGAAGTTAAAGGTCAGAGACACAATTTTAGTATATACTCTCAAGATGCTCAAAACAATTTAATACCACTCTACCAGGAAGAAAATCTTACTTGGTTTGGGGGTAATCCTGCAACTCAAACGGCTCTTTTTTTATATGAAAGATTTAATTCTTTTGATGGGACTCTTAGTTCAGGTATACCTATTATAGATATTTACACTGGTGCTACTAGTACAGCTAGTTCTTCTATAAGTTTTGAACCTGAAAGTGTTAATGAGGATGTGCCTCTTGTTGACCTTCACCCTAACTCCCCAAATCCTGGTCAAATTATAATTACTATAACTGCAGATGAACCAAACATACAATTTAGGTTAGACTTTAAAAGTGAACTTTCTCAAGAGCCTGATATTCCATGGTCTTCTACTGTACAAGATAATCCTAGTAATGGTCAATTACATATACAAGCAAATGGTGATTTAGTTATAGGATCCACTGTAGATTTCACAATATCTAGTGAACCTAATTATGAAAATATTTCTCCAATAGACCCTGTAATAGATAGTGATTCTCCTATTGGAATAATAGAGCAATCAGAAGACCAAACTCAATATGTTATTACTGTTGAGGGTGTTGAACCCATATCTGCTCAAGATGGTCAACCTGTAAAACTATTTAGTCATCAAGATATAGGTACTCATCATGATGTTTCTTTGTTTGTAGATATAAGTGCAACTGATAAATTTAATACTGGAGATCCCTATGAGTTTGACAGTGGTCAAAATAGTATACCTACTTATCTTATAGAACAATTTACTGACTTTAAAGGTAAAGTATTATCCCCTGGTTTTGCAAACCCTGTAATAATATCAACATCTGGTATTTCTAAAGGTGTTACTACTGAGTTTACAACATCTACCCAGCTAAGAGGTAGTAGAGCTGCAAATTTAATTACTGAATCAGTAAACTCTGGTGATTATTTTTTATTAGAAAGTTACGACTCTGAGAGTATTTTTTTAAACGAAGATGGTAGACCAACAGCAAATAGTCCTTTTGCTATATCAGGATCTTCTATAACTCATTTATTTGATGGTAACTCACAGCCTGGAGCTTTTGATGTTGGATCTCAACTTACTATAGGGAGTATGACCTCTGAAGAAAGAGTTTCTTTTCCAGCAAATATAGTTAAAGGTCAAAGATATTTAGTTGAATGGAGAAATGAACAGTTTATGTCTCTTAGAACTGGAAGCTTAAAATTTGTATCTGGTACTAATGAGTTTCCTATACCCAAAAGCAATGATACAGCATTTTTAGGGTCTAATGGTTGGTCTTTTATAGCAGATAATAACTACAACTTTTTTCATTTAGAGGCTATAACAGATACTGATTCTTTTTCACCTAGAAATCTTAGATTATCTGAACTTAAAGCCTCTACAAATAAAATAGAATTTTCTATTCAAAGCCCAGTATCTTTTAATTTATGCTTAGGAACTAGTGAAGAAGAGGTTAGACAAAAACTTGAAGCTGGAGAGTCAACTAATTCTAAGCTTGATTATGTTAGTGGTGTATCTATAGAAATAAGACAAACATCTTCAACAGTTAATAATTTTAATGAAGGAGTAACTATAGCTGAACTTGAAATTCAAAATGAAGATTTACAAGGTCAGATTCAAAAGTTGCAAGATGATATTAATACTTTAGAAGAAAAACACCAACAAGAGTTGCAAAAAATTAATAACGCTCTTGGTCTATCAAGTGCTACAGTTGATAATATAGTAGCTAGCATACAAAACCTAAAACAAGATAAACAAAATTTAACTAATCAACTCAATCAAGCAAGTGATGCACTCAGTGAGGCTCAAGATAAATTAGGTACTTTTTTAAATTTACCTGACGGATCAACACTAGATTATACAGGTTATTCAAATATAATTAATCAAATTGAGAAACTGAAGAATGATTTACAAAATGCTCCTACACAAGAAGATATTGATGAAATACAAGCTGAATTAACTATAACAGAACAAGAATTTGAACAGGCAAATACTGTTATTAGTGATTTAGGATTTACTACAGAAACTTTAACTAATGGCGTTAAAACCCTTAGGGATCAATTAACAGAATTAACTAGTCAAAACGACCAATATCTTCAAGATTTACAGGAAGCTGAATTACAAGAGCAGGAACTGAAAATTAGAGTAGATAATCTAAAAATAGATTTAGAGGAAAAAGAAAATTTAATTTTATCTTTAGAACAAGATATTGAAGATAAAAATAAGTTAGCTTTTGAATTGACTGAAGAAAAAAATAAAATTATAGCAGGTGTCAATAGTTTAACTAAACAGTTTGAAACAGCCCTTAATACAATATCAAGTGAGGCGATTAACATTACTGCTGGAGATTTAACTGAATATGGTGTTGAATTAACCTTTGTTAATCAAAAAATATCTGAGGTATCTCAAGGAATTAAGGTTACTCGAGACAAACTTGAAGAAGCTTTGGCAAATCAAATTCAAGGGATTACGCAAGACGATGTAAATAATATGATAGATAAGATTGCAGAACTACAATCAATTAATGCAGATCTTAATAATCAAATTACAAAACTTCAAAATGTAAATGTTTTAACTAACTTAGTTGTAAATGGAGACTTTACTGACGGATCAAATAATTGGACTTCTTCAGAACCCTTAAACTTTGGAGTAGGTCTTTCAGGTGCTAAAGGTGATAGTATTGAAATAGCACCATTTAGTAACCCTACATCAACTTCTACGGTTAATCAAAATTTGGGTTCTAACCTTACCGATGGAGATTATATTTTTAAAGCCTCAGTTATTTCAAAACAAGGTGATGGTGGTTTTAATCTTGAAATTTTAGATTCAAAAGGAGGGTCTGTTTTAGTTGATGGTTCTATAATTTTTGGTAGGACTGAAGGTGAATTTTTAGTATTACTTAGAGTAGAGCAGGAACCAAGCTTAGTAGGTCAGGATTTAACCTTAGTTATAAGCCCTAAGGGAGAATTAATTCAAAGTGTTGATCAGTCTATATCTAGTAATAATGTTCTTTCTTTCCCAACAAGAGCATCTATTTCTAATATTGGTTTATTTAATAAGCCAACTAATGTTAATATATCTACATCAACTTTTAATAATTTTATAGATTCTGGGTCAGAAATTTCTTTAGATGTAGGTGATTTAAACATTGACATAAGTCAAGCTTTAGAAATAGAATTTTTAAAACAACAAAATGAGGAATTAGAAAGAGATGTTGTTAACTTTTTAGGTCTTTTTGATTTGATAACTAGTTCTATGAGAGCTATTCTTTCAGATGATGACCCACTTATAATAGAAGATTTAACCTTTCATTCTAGTCAAAATCAAGATACTTTAAATAAGTTAGTTTCTAAATTTAATAATGACACCACAGAGCTACAACAAAAATTATTATCTCAACAAAATACAATAAAAAATTTAGAAAATCAGTTAGACTTGCTTTCAAATAGTGAAACAATTATAGATGACCCTTTAAGTTCTACTTATAGATTTACCCTAACTGGTGGAGATATTTTAGGTTCAGGTATTGGAGCAGACCTTTTTAATTTAGATAAACAAGGAAGAAATATTTTTAGTTTTGATGCAGGACATTTAAATCTATTGTTTAGAAACACTTTAATACCAGAGTTTTCAGAATTTTCTGAGGAAGAGGTAACAACTATTTTTGCACCTAACAAGCTCAATGTTAGTTTATTTTCAAAATCAAATCTTCTTACCCCATCAACAATTACAACTCCAAGTGTATTTATAGCACATTGTTCTAATTCAGATTTTGGTTCTAATCATGATTCTAATGTTTCTCAAATACCTCACACTCATCGTTATAGTTTTCTAACTGAAGATCATGGATATATAACTTTTTTATTCAAAATACTTAATTTTGATTCAAATACTACTTTTGATGATCAGTCTCCTGCTTTATCAGAATTACTTAGACCATCAATCAGCACAGATATATCATCTGGTTTACAGTTTGAAATTACAGTTCAGGGAGGTCCATCTAGAGGTTGGGAATTTGCTGTTAATCAATACGGATCTAATGTTATTTTAAATGATAGTACGCCAAGCAAAGAGTGGTCAATTATTAATAATTTAATTTTAAGTGATTACAACTTAACTTCTAATAATGAGTGGATGAATGAAAACCCTATAAACATAAAACTAATAGGAGAAAAAATATCTTCTAACGAACAAGGAGATAGTTACGCTTCATCTGTGGCTAAAATTTACTCAGGAGCTCCATTAAGAATGACAAAAATTATATAAAAATGGCAGATTCTTCAAAATTATATCAAAATAGACGTCCAGAATTTGATTTAGAACAGCTAAATGCAATAGTAAGACCTACTGAAACTCCGTCCATAGATCCTTCTTATGTTTGTATAGGTTCTTATGAGGATAAGCCAAAAAATAGAGTTTATTACTTTATTCATGATATAGCAAATTCATCAAAATATGATGCTATACTTGAGTATGACTTAATGTTGGATTCTATAAAAACTATATATCAAGATGGTAGACCATCCAGCTCTGGACAGTATAGTTCTGTTTTAAACTATGATCAAAATCATTTAATAACAGGTATAACAAAGGTTGATGATGTTTTATACTGGACTGATAATCTTAATAGACCTAGAAAAATAAATGTAGAGTTAGCTAAAAAAAACGAGTTAAATATAAAAAACCCTAAATTTCAATTTAGAGATACTTATTACAGAAATAATACTAGTACAATTTTTATAGGTGAACATAGGGATCCAGACGATAAGTTTAAAAAAGGCGATTATGTATACGCTTCTACTGACCCATCATTTCCTGGATTTAATGGTTACGCTGAAGTTGAGGGTGTAATACCAAAAGTTATACCACGAGAAGGATTTACTACGGTTTCTGGATCAACATCCCTTCAAGGAAATGTCATTACTATTAACAGTCTTTCTGAAACAATACCTGACCTTAGAACTGGTGATTTTTTACCTATTTACGGAACTAATGAAGTTGGGAATCCTTTCCCTTATATTTATCAGGTTACTGATGTAAATTTTGAAACTAATGTTGTAGGTATTGATCCTACCTATGGTAATATTAGTGGTAGTGACTCTGATAACGACAATGGAGAGCAAGGTGGTAGCGGTTTAACAGTAGGATTACTACTTGATGATGAGTATGTTTCAGGGGTTGTTACAGATTGTCCTTGGGCTGGAAGCTCTGCTGCTTTAAAGGGAATATTGATTGAAGCGAATCCACATGACGCTTATTCGCCTTTAATAAGTTTTGGAAATATAGAGCAAAAAAATCCTTACTTTGATGTTGTGAAAATTCAACCAGAAACTAGACCTTCAGTTGAATCAAAAAAAGATAGTACTGTTTCTACAAATAATATACTTGACAACATGTTTCAGTTTAAGTATAGATACCTCCACCAAGATGATGGATTTAGCTCTTATAGTGGTATATCTGATATAAGCTTAGATAATAACTTTGCTTTAAACTCTGTTGTTAGTGTTTTAGATTATCAAAATATAGACAATGTTTTGGAAATCACCTATAAGGATACTGTCTCTGATGTAAAAAATATAGAAATTGTAGGTAGAAAAGGAAACGATGGAGAGTTTTTTTTAGTAGATACAATACCTAACAACTTCATAAATCATCTTAAAAAATTAAAAAATGATTTAATTAACGATGAATCTTACAATTATTCTAACATTGTATCTAGTATTGATTTTTTTAATGACGGAACATATCCATTTATAGACAAGCAAGATTCTAATAAACTTTTTGACGCAGTTCCAAAATTAGCTAAAGCTCAAACATTATTGTCTAACAATAGACTTGCTTACGGTAATGTTGTTGAGGGTTATGATAATACCAGTATGATTATGGGTTCTACTTTTATACCCGTTAATTCTGCTCTAACCTCATCTTTTGATGATATACCAATAATAAATACGTCTACCGATAATGATGGTGAGCCTTTTTTTCAACAACATTTAGGGGGTACTGGTGGTAAAACAAAACATAGACAGTTTTTTGATTTATCCTCTATAGATCTACAAGATAATGTTCAACAAACTATTGAGTTAAATTATTCTTGGTCTTATAAAAGGAAAAGACTTGGTGGTGACATAACAAGGAATGGTGCTTTTAACATATCTGCTGATGTTACAAATGTTACAACTATAGATCAGGTAGGTGAAATTCTAGAATCTCTTATAGATAGTGGTGTTGGTGTGTCTGAATTTTCTGGTGGTAGCACTAGTGGAACAGTTTCTGCTAATTACGATTCTAACACAAAAAGACTAAAAGTTGTGTTTCAATACGCAAATGACAATGCTGGATTTCTTTTTAGTGGTATAAATTTTTCAAAAGACCAGCCAAAAATAACTAACAATTCTCAGTTTATATCTGGTAACGCTGGTAGAAGCACTTTCAAAACTGGTGCTTTTCATAGTTTTGGAATATCTTATTTTGACGAAACAAATAGATGTTCTTTTGTAAATGTAGCTCCAAAATATAGCGAAAATATTAATGGCTCTAGAGCTTACAATAAATTTTATACAGAAGGTATAGATGCTATAGGCTTAAATAGAACAACAAGTTTTAGTTATTCCATATTTAATAGACCTCCTATTTGGGCTACTAGCTATCAATTATGCTACACAGGTAATAATACTGTGGATGAGTTTATACAGATTAGTATCATAAATGTTAAGCCAGGTACTGGTGAAGATACTCAAGTTTATCTAGGATTACAATCATTAAAAGGTCGAGATTTTAGTTATAACGAGGTTTCAAATTCTTTAATAGATTATCAATTTGTCCCTGGAGATAGAGTTAGATTCATTAGCTATAAGCCTAATACTTCGGCAGAGCCTTTAAGGTTTATAGAGTACATAGACTTGGAAATATCTGGATCTGATCTTTATATTGGAGATGATGAAGAGTCAATAACTGTTACTCCAAATGGTGATGATTCAGGTTTTTACATTAGAGTTCCAAATCCTGAAGCAACTGCAGTTGAAGATGAGGTTGGAAATACTGTAAGCATTGCTCACCAAAGCTCACTTTCATCGTCAGTTTCTGGCACTGGATATGAAGGTTTATTTGTAGAAATATATAGACCAAAAAAAGAGGCTAGTGAAGAACTCAACGTGTATTATGAGATTGGAGACAAGCAACCAATAATAGCTGCTGGTACGGAATCTAGAAGACACTCAGGTAACGAGAAAGATCAAACTTCTGAATTTTATTTTGATACTGAATTAAACTTAGAAAGATCGGTTGGTGAGGCTAAAAATATATTAGGATTTTTTGTTTCGTCAAACACAGGTGATAAACTTACAGACTCCCCTTCTCTGTTAAATACTCTACCTGCTGGGGATGTTTACGTTAAGCCTAGAACAATGCCAACATCTAGCGATGGATCTAATGATATTGTTTTTTTTGCAGAGGATTATTATTTAAATGACTTTCATAACACGAATCACTACAATAGAGGTAGAATAAATGTTATAAATAATAAAGCTTCAGAGAGAAGATTAGAATCCTCTGTATTTTATTCAGAAGCTTACTCTAGTACGGGGTCTGTAAATGGTTTGTCTAATTTTAATTTAGCAAACGTACCTTACTTTGATTACAATAAGGATTTTGGTTCTATACAGTTTTTAAGCACTAGGAATGACGATTTAATGATATTTCATGAGAATAAAGTTGGTAGAGTTTTAGTGGGTAAAGACATACTTAATACAGCTTCAGGTGACGGTCTAGTATCTTTATCAAATAATATTATAGATAACTACGTTCAACTTTATGCTGGAGACTTTGGTTGTTGCGTGCAACCAGAAAGTGTTGTTAAGGCTGGTAATAAGTTTTACTTTGTAGACGTTAAAAGAGGTGCTGTTCTTAGACTTTCTGCTGATGGTCTTACTGTTATATCTGATAACGGCATGAAAGATTACTTCAGAGACCTTGGTGAGATGTACGTTATATACGACCCAGAAAATAAAAGTTTTATCAGCTTTAATTTAGTAGCGGGATACGATCATAAGTATAACGAGTACATAGTAACCTTTCCAAGTATTGAAGCCGAAGAGGGTGGATCTTGGCAGTCTGATATTAACGTTTGGGATGGCGAGTATGCCTCTTATCAAAACTTGAGAACAGAAATAATTTTTGAAAGTAAAACAATAGCTTTTAATGAGGATATAAATAAGTGGACATCTTTTTATGATTACTATCCTGATTATTATGCTAGTGTTGGCAAGCAGTTTATATCTTTTAAAAATGGTAAGCTATTTAAGCACAATACTACCGATAGAAACTATCAAAAGGTTTATGATTATAACATGGATGATTATACAAGTTATGGTACAGAAAGCACTAGATACCAAAACAGGTTTAATTATTTTCATGATAATCAATATGGATCTTTAATACAGTTCCCATTTAATTTAGAACCATCAACAGTAAAAACTTACAACGCTTTATCACTAGAGGGTGACTCTAAATTGTTTGCTTCTATGACAACCAACATGGGTCAAACGCTTTATGGTCCTCAACTTAAAAATGGCTACGATTCTACTATAAAAACAAGTATACAGTTTAAAAGGGTGGATGGTAAAATTGAAAATTATCAACAGCCTAGTGGTTTTGAAACCTTAATAAGAGGTGTTGATACTAAATTTTTTAAAGATGTCAAGGTTGGAGACTTTGTTAAAATATATGGATATAGTGCAGATAAAATAGACGCCCATGGAAATATACAGGGAGAGGCTAAATATATTTACAAGTATAAAATAGTTAAAGCTATACTATCAAATACTATTCTTAAGTTAACAAGTCATGTTAGCATGGCTTTGGATGGCAATCACATGGAGGTTATAGACTTTAAAACAAAAGAAGGAATACATTATTCTAATATACCTTTTTCTAAATCTGATGTTGATGTGGATAGTACTTATGATGATAATGTTGATCATGGTGATGGTTCTGAGATTTTAGGTTTAGGTTTTGCTAAAAATATTAATAATAGCACTGGATTTATTTTATCATATAATGGAACATTTGATAAAGAATCAGCAAAAACTAATGCTCAAATAAGAACTGAAGACATGGTTGTTGGTGCTGAGTATGTTATTAGATATATAAGTGAGCAAGATCCTGTGTTTGATTTAAGTTCCGTAAGCGTTGAAGCTAGTTCTACAAATGTTGGAGATGTTTTTATTTGTGAAAGATCTGCTCCTGAAACTACATCAAGTGTTATTAGCACAGATAATAGGTTATACATTCAAAAAGATGATGGTACAACGTTATTCCTTGGATACCCTTATTCTGTATCTAGTAATATTGTTAATTTTGTAAAAAACAAAGAGCTTGACAGTCAGTCTCTTCCAAGTCAAGGTTTCTTATTTATAGTTCAAAAAGGCAATATAGAAGGTGAGAGAATAAAAGGTCAATATATGATGACAACCTTATCCTCTGAACCAGAAGATAAAAACATGTACTTCTCTAAATACAAGTTTAATCTTTACGCTGCCAATGCAGACGTTGATGTTAGCGAACTTAGTGGGAATAAATAAAAAAATATTATATTTGTAAAAATTCAAAATTATGGCACGAAGAGTCAAACCCAAAATAAAATATAAAAAAGGAAAAAAAATATCTAAAGCTCAAGATGGATCTAAGATTGGTGAAATATTTAAGACTGGTCTTACGCAGGGTAATCCTTATATGCTAGGTGCTCAGGTTGGTCTTGGTGCTTTAAAAACTTTTTCTGGTCTAGCACAAAGAAGAAGAGCTAAAAAAGCTGAAGAAGCTTTTGATGAAGGCAGACTAGAAAGAGGTGTTAGTAAAGCTACTCAAAAGATGGCTGATCAGCCAATAGATCAATCCTATATAGAGAGACTACAACAACAACAAGGAGCTGATAGAGCTTCTGCTATGGGTGCTTTATCTAAAGACCCTAGAAACGTTTTAGCTGGGGTGCAAGCCCTAGAAAGTAGTGGTAGAAAACAACGTACAGATCTTTTAGGTATGCAACAGGATGCTAAGACAGCGGCTATGCAGAACTTAGCTAGTGAACAGAGAGCTGTTGAAGACCAAAGATTAAAAGTTGCTGAAGCAGAATTAGAAGGAATAAAATCTGAAAAAGCTGCAGCTCAACAAAACATATTTGGTGGTCTCGAAGACATAGGTAGTAGTATTTCTGCATTTGGATCAGGGCTCCCTAAAAAGGATAATCTAACAGGTAGAAACACAAAGGGTGCTGGTATTAAAGTTACCGAAAAAGGTGGTAAGATAGATAAAGACGGTGGTGTTACACCAGGAGAGTTTGACCACAACACAAACCCTATTGACATGGTGCAAGATGGTGAGAAGATTGGTGAGGCTACAGGTGGTGAACTTGTACTACCTCCTGACGATGTTAGAGAAATTAGAATGGCTTTAGACAAAGGAGATAAAGATTCTGCCTTTGAGCTTATGGAGAAGTTGGTTGCTAAATACGATAGTAACGTTATAGGTGATGATGATGATAGTGAAGCACAGGAAGGTGCTAAAGTTCAAGAGCCTACTGTACCACCTTTAAATCAAGATAGAGCTCAAGAAATTGTAAAGATAATGAAAGAGAACTCTGACGAGGTTAGAAACGTAGGAGAACTACCTTTTGATAAGGACCCAACAAACCCTGCAGGACTTGTTAAGTATATTGGAGATAAGCTTTCATTTGATTTAGATTCAAATAGTATTGCTGAGATAGAGTTTATAAAAAACTATAGAGACTTCTTAATAAAAGAAAAAGGAAGAGTGGACGCACCTCAAACTAAGATGATGTCTGGTGGCTACTTATCTAAAGTAAAAGCTAGAATGGGTTCTTACATAAAATCAAAAATGTAAAACATGGCTGGAGAAGGTTTATTTTTTACTGGAGTTGTTCTAAAGAATAATCGTGATTTAATTAAAGAGCAAGCCACTCGTGATGCTTTGCAAATTGAAAGAGATCAGCTTAAACTACAACAGGATGAGGCTGCTGCTAGAAGGAGAAAAGAAAGGGAAGAGGGTAGTAAAGCAATGTCTTACTCTGGTCAAGATATAGACGCAAGGCTTCAAGATCCTTATAGAGCTAATTATGATAAGTATAAGTTGTTCATGGATCAAAATTCTTTAGATGTTTACAATTTAGTTCCTGACGCTGTTCAAAAAAGAGGTAATTTTGAGTCCAATCTTGTCACAGATGGAGCAAAATTAAAAAAAATATCTGCAGATTATAAAACTCTAAAAGACAAAATAGCTGCTGGAGAAATTGACACTTCAAAGATATTGACAAATCCAGAGACAGGTAGGTTTATTTTTGAAGAAAACTTTGACAACATAGTAAATGGTTATAGTGGTGGTGAATCTTTAGATAGCCTTATGAGTAACTTCTCTTTAGAGTATAATGACGTTATAGATGTTGTTGACTTTATAGACCCTGGTAATGGTTTGTTCGATGATATATTAGCAAAGGATGAAATCAAACCTCAGATTAACAAAGTAACGAAAGATGGTAAAATCACAACTACTACAACTTTCGCTACAGATGCTGCTTTAAATCAATTTGATATAATATTAAGAGAGAACCTTAAGTTAGATAAAAATGGTAATTATGATGTCATAGAACTTGGAGCATTACTACAAGGTCAACAACCTATGATTTTTGCTGACGGTTCCTCTATGGATGCTAGGATAGCTTTTGCTAATACAGATGAACAAAATGGTGGTGACAGCAAGGTTGGTAATGTTGAGCCAACTTACTTAAAAAAACTAGACCCTAAGGATACGGAAAATTTTGATCAAGATCTTTACAATAAATATGTAGAGTTTTTTATTAGTGAACAGAAGAAAAAACAAAAACTTAGAAATCCAGCACAAGTAAGTACAACTGAAAGATCTGGAGAACAAGGCGAAACCCTTACTGAAAAAGATTTATCTTTAATAACTGCTGAACCAAAAAACACTGATCCAATTAACGGTTTAGAATTAAAGCTTGATGCTAATCAAGTTCAAAAAATTTCAGTTAAAGATATTACACTAACCCTTAATGATCTTAAAGCTGTAGAGGGACAACAGCTAGGAAGTTTAATGGAACCAAAATCTGTTATAGCTAACTTAAATTACTATGATCCTGAATCTGAATCTTTTAAAGCTAATCTTACACAGATCGGTGTACTAAACGATGCAAACTCCACACCTGTAGCTGAGGTAAATCATAATGATAAGAGGATTTTAGTTCCTTTATATTTGTTGCATTCAGAGCTTGAAAAGAAATTTAAAAAAGGAACTGAAGGATCTAAGTTAATACAATACTCTAGAGAGTTTTATAAGAATGAGATTCTAGAAAGGGATGATGCTGATAAAGGTAAATCACCTGCAGAGGGAGACGCTTTATTCAATTAAAAATAAAATTTACATCTAATGGATAGGTTAGAACAACTTTATAATCTTTATGTAGATAAAGGTATATTAACATCAAAAACAACTTTAGACCAGTTTAAAGAGTCTGATGTTGACATACAAAGTAAACTTTACGACTTAGGAAAAAGTAAAGGTTTGTTTGAAACAACAGACCTTAATACTTTTCAGTCAGCTTGGGGTGATGTAAAAAAAAAAGATTCTTCAGCATTTCAAAACGCAATTTCTCAAAAGACTACAGAGGATTCTGTATTGGAATCGGAGCCTTCAACTTCTTCTTCGGATTACATAGAATCTCTAAATGAGAGTATAAGAAAAAGACGACTATCTTCAGAGCAAGGTCAAGACGCACTAGACTTAGAGAGAGAATCAAAAAGACCTTTTTACGAAGGTCAAGGTGTTGATATAAATAAAGTCCTTGATGCTGAGTTTATAAAGAAAGAGTTACAAAAACAAAGAGAAAAATACACTGAGAAAGATGATGAAGATCTTGGTTTTTTCGGTTCCATATATAAGAAAATAACTGATTACGATAGAAAAAGAGAAGATTACATAAAAGATCCTTCGTTATATACAGAATACTCTAATGTAGTTGATAGTTATTTAGCCAAAAACTCAGACAAAATATTCGAGGCTGAGAAACAATTTCATAACGCACAAATAAAAGACGTTATGGATAACATTGCTCCAGAATCTAGAATGGAGCAGATAGAAGCTAGAGGTATTGATTTATCTTATATGCCTGTAGATAATATAAAGGTTAACAACGAAAGTGTAAGTGTTAACGAACTTCAAAAAAACTTATTTAATAAAGAGTTTATAGATGATGTTGTTGATGGTAAAACTACTGTTACTATTGATAACCCTGACAATGATGAAGGTTTGCAAACTCTTCAAGACTTATATGATAGACAAGTAGAATCTGGTGGTTTTATTGGTGACTGGGCAGAAAGTTTTGTTGCTGGTGCTTTAGATTTGTTAGTAGCAGGTCCTCTTGAAGTAGTTGAGGGGTTACTAATAGGTGGTGCTAACAGTAATTACGAGAGGGTTATGTATAATATAAGAGGTGGTGTTCTTTCAAGTAAAGTTAAAAAAGCTGCAGATAAAATAAGAGAAAGAACTAGATTGTATCAGGAAGATAGTATGACAAGCTCTATACTAAAAGGAAACTTTCTTGATGCTTTTAAGCAAGGTGGTAATGCTATATCAGAGACTATGCCTTTAATATTTAGTATGTACGCATCTGGTCCTGCTTTAGCTACAAGGTTTGGACCAAAGGCTGCTCAAAATATATCTTTAGGAGCTATAGGTCTATCAACTGCTGGGGTTCAATCTTTAAGTTTGAAAGAACAAAGAATGAAGGGCGAGATAGATGTCGGGAATTTTGGTTTATATCTTAACGCTGCTTTAACTGGTGCTGCTGAAGCTGTCTTTGAAAAAACCACGTTAGATATAGTTAATGATGCTAGAGCACTAATCGGTAGAGGAAAAGTAAAGCAAAGTGCTAAAGAAATAGCAGAAAACATTACAGATGGTTTCTTTGCTAAAGGTATACGAGAGGGTGGTTCTGAGTTTAAAACTGAGGTATCTAACACCATAACAAATATGATAACTGGAACCTCCACTACTATTGATCCTAAAACTGGTAAAAGAACAAAAATAAAACCAGAGGAAGTTTTAGTTAGATTATCTGACTCTTTCCTTATTGGTTTTGCCATGGGTGGTGGTATACATAGTGTAGGATATTTAGGTAAAGCCTTCACAGATGCAGATTATAAAAAGCTTAACAATAATATAGTTGTTAACTTTATAATGGAGGATAAGTCTACCAAGCAAATGAATAGAGCTGAAGCTTTAAGATTTGTTAAGACTGAAGGTATATCCCAACAAATTAGAGATGGAAAGATAAGGATGGATGCCTCCATGAATGCTGAAGCTCAATCTTTACTAGATGAACTTGTATTTGGGTTCTACGCACCTGACGCTGCTGAGGCTAGAGGATTAATGCAGGAGAAAGAGAAGGTTGTTAATGATATGTTAAACGTTTTAGATTCAAAGAAAAAATCAAACATATCTATAGATGAAATATCAGCTTTAAATGATGCTGTTAATCAGATGGAAGCTGAGGGTAAAAAATCTAAATACAACGTCACAGATAGAACTGAAAGTATAAGAGAAAGACTTGGAGCTGTTTTAAATGATAAAGGTATCCAGGTTATAAATCCTATGACTGATCAAGTTACTAGTGGATCTAACATAACTGAATCTGTAGAAGCTACAGAGATAACCACTCAAGAGCAGTACGATAGTGTTAAAAGTCAAATAGATAAAGGTAAGAGAAAGCCAGTAATAGTAACATCACAAGATAAGTCTGGTATTATATTTAATAATAATAAAGCTGAAACTTCTAACATAACCACTGCTAAGTTTAAGAACGTATCTGAGGCTAGAAACGCATTAAAAGATTACGAAGCTAAAATGTCTGAGGGTGTAAACAAAGAGGACTTATTTAAGGCTAACAATAAATTATTTATAAAAACACCTAAAGACAACCTTGACCAGATCCCTCAAGATGTTTTAGATGCCAATGATTATCATATACTAACATCAGAAAGAGAGGGTGTAACTGATGGTGAGAAGGCAGATAGAATGGAAAACCTTAAAGCTGTATTGGATGAGGCTGGTGCTACATACTATACCGTTCAGGGTGTTTATAATAACGTTTCAGAGGAAAGTCTTTTGGTTACAGGCTTAAATGATGCTTCAGCTTTAAATATAGGTAACCAGTTTCAACAAGAATCTGTTTTTTCCTCTAAGACTGGTCTTATGTATGGCGATGGTAGAGTTGTGCCTTTAGATCCTAAAAAAGATACAAAAGGTCCTGACGCTAGAAAGCAAGATGCTTTAACAATTATAAATGTAAACGGAAGAAAAGCATCAATACATTCAGGGTTGAACTTTGAAAAAACTAGTTATGGTAAAAACTTCAATTCAGATAATGTACATAAACTTGATGAGAGTAATCCTAAATATGATTCAGATTTATTTGAAGGTGTTAGTGAGGCAAGAAAAGAAGCTTTAGGCTTTGCACTTAAGCTACTTAACTCTATAGGTAATCTTAATGTTACTATTGTTAAAAATAGTAACGCAATGGCTGAACAATTAAAATCCATAGGTCAAGATCCTTCTAAAAGAAGGTCATCTTTTTTTAGAGGTTCTGACAAGACCATATATGTAAACCTTGAGACTGTTCGTGGAAACACTTTGTTCCATGAGATTATTCATCCTATGGTTGACTTTATAAAGAAGACTGACCCTGCTTTATATAAAAGAATAGAATCTGAGGTTGAACAGAGCAACATGAAAAGACGTGTTATAAAGGATGGTCGAAGAGTGAAGGGGTCTTATCTTGATTGGGTTAAATCGAATCCAGCTTATTCTAATCTTTCTAGAGAGGGTCAAATAGAAGAGGCTTTTGCTGAGATGATGGCTGACGCTGCCTATGGTCACTTTGTAAATAAACAGTCTAAGCTAACAAAGATTAGAGAAGTTATAAGGGCTATACTAGAGAGACTAAATATAGTATCTCCAGTAGAAAATGTTGAGTCTATAGACTTACAACAAATGTCTCTAAAAGACTTGGCTGATAACTTATCTGGTGCTTTAGTAAATGGTAGAAAGATTAATGTTGGTGGAGTTCAATTTGAAGTAGGTGAAACTGAAATAAAAGAAGGAGATGAAACTATAAGAGAGCAATCAATTCAGCCTTCTAAAAAAACTGGAAAAGCTTTTGAGCAATTTTTCTCTGACGTTACTGCTGGTAGATACGGATTCTCTAACGTTAAGTACGAGCCCTATATAGATATAAAAAGAGAAGATAGAATAAAGTTCATAGAGGAATACGTCAAGCACAGAGGTAACTTCGATGATCATATAGCTAAGAGTATACCTGGACATAAAGAGATACAAGTTATAACTGGTACTACTATAACGAATTTATTTAAAAATAAAAAAGCTTCTGTTTTAGATATTGGTGGATCTGAAAACTCCTGGGCTAAGGCTATTTCTGGAGTTAGTGATGGTAAAATAAAAACAACAACGTTAGACCCTAATCCAGAGATGAAAAAATTCTCTGACAAGAAAAGTTCCGTTGATGGAAATGAATATATACCAGAGGCTTTTATGGAGGGTTATGATAACATTAAGGCTTACAATCCTGATAAAAAGTTTGACGTTGTACATGAATCAATGGTATTTCAGTTTATAAACGACAATAGAGCACCTCAAATAAAATATATTAAAGATAATCTTTTAGGTAAGGATGGTTTATTAATTGTTGAAGAAAAGTTGTTTACAGAAAATTACGAAAGTAATGAAGAGGTAAAAGACAGATATAAAGAGAAGTATTTTACAAAAGAAGAATTAGCCAATAAAAAGAAAAGGGTTTTAAATAAAGAAGGTGATGCTGCTGAGGGTATGGAGTCTAATATGATTACAGAGTCTAGTATGATAAACATACTAAAAGACAACTTTAAGAATGTTAGAGAGTATTGGAGCTCTGGTAACTTTAAAGGTTACGTTGCTTCAAACAATAGCAATTTAGTAAACGATTTTGTAGAAGACTCAAGTTATTCTTTAAGGGAACAGGTTGCTAAACCAGAAGATGAGACTGTGGTATACACTTCAGGATTAGGTAATTTAATATTTGATGTATCTCAATCTGTTATAGATTTAGATTACAAGCTTGGAGGTTGGCTTCAAAATATTCCTGGGTACACTACACTAACAGGTCAAAAGGAAATAGACGCTAGACTTTCTACATTACTATTAAAGCCTAAGGGAACTCACACAGATAAAGAAATAAAAGAGTTAATGACTCTTAGAAAGGGTGATGTAGCTTTAGAGCTTTACAGAGCTAATGAGATAATGAAAAGGTTTGCTGATGTCAATAAAGAGTATCAGATGTCTGACTCTGAATTGAATGAGCTTCTTGGTGACGTGAATAAAATAAAAGCCATGGAGTCTGATAAAAGCAACATGAAAGGTATACTAATGGAGATGAGAAGACACATTGACTCACTTAGTAGAACACTTATAGACGAGGGATTAATAAGAGGTCAAGCATCTTTTGCTGTAGAGGCTAATGGAGGTTTTTATATTACTAGATCTTACAAGCAGTTTGAAAGTAAAAACTGGAAACAAACAGATACTGATATACAACAAAGAGCTAAAGACTTTTTATATCAAGAAATTGCAGGAGAAAATACTGACTTATCAGAATCTGAAATACAGAGTAAAGTAACTGATGCTTACAACGAACTTATTACAAAAGGAGATTTTGCTAGATTCTCATCTGGTTCTTTTTCTTTAGATGGTTTAAACAGAGTTACATCTATATTTAAACAAAGAAAAGTAGTTCCTCAAGAGATAAGAGATTTGTGGGGTGAGATAGATAATCCTGTATTTAATTATCATAACACAGTATCTAAAATAGCAAGAACTATAGGTGCTGAAAGAATGTATAAAGATCTTTTAGAAATTGGTCAAGATAAATTTATATTTGATCAAACTGTCCCTGATGTTGCAGAAAATATATTAGAGGGTAAAAAGTTTGGATTACTAGAAGGTAAGCGTGTAGACAATGAAATGTTTAACGTGTTAAATAGATTCCAAGAAAAGGTTAGTTACCCTTGGTGGCTAAGTATTTACATGGAGGCTATACTTCTTAACAAAAAAGCAGCAACAGTTTGGAACTTACCTACTCACTTTATTAACCTAGTTGGTAACACTTCTTTTGCTTTAATGAATGGTCACGTTAGCTTTAAAGATTCTAAGTACTTTGCTAAAGAAGCTATAAAGTCTGTAAGTAATATGACTGATCCTCAGGTAAAAGAGTTTAGAGAAAAGCTAATAAAGCTTAGAGTTATAGATAACTCAGCAACACTTAGTGAGATACAATCTATATCTGAGCAAGTTAGAAATAGTAATTTTAGTATATCTGAATATGTTAAGAATAAAGACTTTACAGATAAAGGTGTCATAGGAACTATAAATAAATACGCTAAAAAAGTTGATAACTGGGCTACAGAGACTTATCAGGCTGAGGATAACGTTTGGAAAGCTTACGGATTCTTGTCTGAAAAAGCTAGATACTTGGAAGCTGGATTCTCTGTTGAAGAGGCTGAAGCCACTGCAGCTAAAAACGTAAGAAACTTGTATCCTAATTATAACGAGATACCTAGAATAATAAGAACAATAGGTAGATCTCCTATTGTTGGTTCTTTTGTTGCTTTCCAGGCTGAGTCTGTTCGTAACTCTAAAAACGCAATACTTCTTGGATTAAAAGAAATATCTAGTGATAACCCAGTTCTAAGAAAATCTGGAGTAGCAAGGCTATCTGGTACTCTAGCTACTTTTACTCTTCTTCAAAGCATGCAGTTGTATACAGCTAAGTTCTTTATGGAGTCTTTCTTTGGAGAGGACGAGGATGATGAGCAAATTGAAACTAGAAAGATAAGAACTGTTTTACCAAGCTGGGATGCTAAAGGGTTGTTATCCTATACTGGAAAAGGTGAGTTAGAATCTAGATATTCTAAAGGTCAAAAATACAAGGACAGATATATAGATTATATAAACTTCTCCAGGGTATCTGGTGTGGGCTACATAAAGGACTTATTTAGATTAGCTTTTACAGATATTAAAACAGAACCTGGTGAAGAAAGTTTTATGAGAGTTTTAAAGGCTGTTTATGAGCCATTCCTTAGTGAAGAAATGACCTTAACTTTAGTGCAGAATGCTTACAATAATAAAGGTGGTAAAGTTTATAATCAAAGTGATGATAACTTAACAAAGCTTTTTAAAAGTATAGAATTTGTAGGTAAAGGAATAGCACCAGGTACTCTTAGATCTGGCGTTAGAATAGCTAAATCAATATTTGAAGAGGACTCTGAACTTGTTCCAGTTTACGAAATATTAGCATTATTTGGACTTAGAATAAACAGGATAAATTTAAACAAGAATACTTACTTTAAATCTAGATATGCAAAACAAGAACTTATTGATATAGTAGGTAAAGATGTTATGAAAGATGAGAGTAAGCTAAGAGGATTTATAACCAAGGGATCTGAAGATTATGACTCTAGAGCAGACGAAGTATTGAATAAATTTGCTGATATAATTAGTGCTGCTAGGTTAAATAACATAACAGGTGAAGACATAAGAGATATATTAAGAAAGGCTGGTATGAGTAATCTTTTAATATCTATAGCTGAAGAAAGAGGTATTGATCGTTATCATCAGGATAACATAAATATATTAAAAGACGAATAAAAATTTAATAATACTATTTAAATTAAACATTTAATCATTAACTTTGTAGTACTTCAAAACTTTCATAGTTTTATATAATGGTTAAGAGGAGGGGTGGTTCCCTCCTTTTTTATTATCTTAGTCAAATGGAAATAGGAATACAATTAGTAAACGGATTTGTATTTGGGCTTAGATTGTTTCACCCAACAGAAGTCATGCCATATAACGAGATCCAGATATTTACTGGACCCATATGTTTCTATATTATTTGGGATTAACTTTTTTAAAAGAACCCCGACCTAAGATGGTATCGACTGTAATATCGACCTCCTTTTGATTTGATGGGACATATACGTCTAATTTTTGATCGGTATCGTACAGATACTTTAAAAACAGCTTGAATCGCATCTTAAACTCAGGGGTTCTCATTCCTTTAGTTTCTATTATAAAACCCATATCTAAATTAATAAAATCTGGCGTGTAAGATATATTCCTTATGTTGCCAGGCTTAACTTTAAATGTGGTCTTACCTTTTGTTTTTCCCTTATCCATAAGAATACCATTGAACTTAAATTTTTCTGTAAGTTCAAAAGTTTTTCCTTCGTATTGATTAGGGATTTTTGCTTTTTTAAGGGCTCTGTAACAGTATAACTCTAGTCCTGAGGCAAATGTAATTCCATCTGCGACATGCTTTTTAGCTTTAGTTATCTGCCTTCCCCTTCTTCTTTTAAATCGCATTAAGCCAAGGTACGAAAATAATTATTTCTTTCCTCTATTCCTTGCTCTATTTTTAGATTGTGACTCTAATATCAAGCCACCTTCTTTAGTGTGAGACGCATCCATACCATCACCTTTTTTACCTTTTTTTCTATTGAATAGGTTTAGTTTGACACGATACTTTTTTCTTTTCTCTGAAGAAGAATATTTGGAGTCGTACTTTTTTTTCTTTTCATACGACTCCTTATTCTTTTTATAATGCTTAGTGCTTTTACTTGTCATGCTATATTATTGTAGCCTGCAAGATACGAATTATTTCTTTTCTTTCTTAGGCTCAGGTATACCAAAAATATACTTAGATATTTTTTCTGAGTTTTCTAATAAAGACTTAACGTTCTTACTTGTTGATAAGCACGATGCTATTTTGACTGATTCTGCTCTCATCTCACAGTCAAACTTCAAGTACTTGTACTTTTCTTCTCGATCTTTTTGTTGCTTGTTCATTTCTAAAATTTAATTATTGTTAGTAAATTTAGATCTATATAAAATAATAACTCTCTATCCCATATAGATCCTGGTCGTGGGTTTTTCATGCCACCCCACTCGACTGTGGCTTGTGTTATTTCGTGCATCCAAATATAACCAATTCCATCTAGAAATCTCCAGGCTATACATAAAGGCAACTCTCTGTGTAGAGCTTCTTTCTGACAATGATATATCTTCCTTAGGGATGTCCTAACTCTTTGTATGTCTTCCATATTGAGACTCATAGTCTTTACCTCACAAAGAGATACAACCTTCATGGACTTATTATCTATAATCTCAGCATCAACTGGAGCATACTTTCCTAACTGATCAAAGGTTAAGTCTTTACCCTCAAGTAGTATACGAAGGGTTTCAGCTTCTCTTTCTCTATCTTCCTGGCTCTCAAACCTAGGCTCCTTCCTTACCATTATCAGACTTTTTATCTATGCCAAAATCTTTGTGTATCTGATTTAAAATATCAGAAGCACGCTTCTCTTTATGATCCTTATATACTTGTAAAAGTATCAGGTATCCAGTTAGGTCCATGAGGTCGTTATCACTCATGTAAGTTTCTTTACTTTTGATTCGGTTTAGTTTGTCATTTATCCTAGCCTGTATAGCATACATAGGATCAACCTCAAACAATACTCCTTTATCGAATACAGAGTTACCATAAGAGTTATTCTTCTCTATTAAAAGATCTCTTATTTCGTTACATTTTTCTTTAATCTTTTCTTGCATTTTTTTCTTCTTTATTGTGTTTAATAATTTCCCAAGTTATGTATGATAACATCAAACAAATAATTATTAAAGCATTTTTCATATTAATTTATTTTAAAGTTAATAAACATCATGAGACAGACATATAAAATCTATAATCTCAATTTTTTCTATTTTTATTTCTATGTCGTTTGTAGATTTGTGTCTTAACTTAAGGCTCCTTATAAAGTAATTTGACTTCTGAAGCTCTTCAGGCTCACTCTCTACAACACAAGTTGTGTGATTTGATTTGTTCCACTTCTTAGCTGGTTTTTCTACACCTTTTACAAATCTTACAACTCTCCACTTGTAGTGTACTTTAGCGTGATATATTTTCTTTTTCATATTCTATTAAATCCAGTAAAGCGTTTACTTTTTTATAAGTCTTAAGATAAGGTCTGTGATTAAGTATACCAAGTATTTTTTTTCTTAAATTAATTCTACCAGTATCATCAATTAAGTCAATCCTAAATTTTAAACTACGAATATCTCTATCGTACATATAATTATCATTAATACATTTGTAATAATGTATTATTGTAGCATGGTTTAGATTTAGCATATTAGCCATATCTACCCATCTTAAATCATAGTTAGATTTCATATAATATACAAGTGTTTTTCTTGCGTTAACAATAGATCTAACTCTACATTTACTAAGTATATCTGTCTTATCTAATCTTGTAATTTTACAAACAAGATCTAAAGACTCTTCAAATATTTCTTTATTATTTTTCATACAAACCTATCTATTATTCTTTTAATCATAGTGATTACAAATAATAACCCTATAATTAAATTAATTAACGATTCTATATCTAAATCCATAACTAAAATGATTCTGAAGGTTCTGCAGTTGTAAACTTCTCAGTATAATCCTGGGGATCAATAAACTTAGTATACTCCTTTTTAAAGTGTAAAGGCAAAGTTCCAGTACCTATGTTTCTACCTTTAGCAAATATAAGGTCAACAAGACCTTGGGTAGAACTTCCACTATCATCATTCATAATGCCATAGTATTCTGGTCTATATACAAGCATAACAATATCAGAAGCCTGCTCTATCTCTCCACTCTCACGAAGATCAGATAAGGTAGGTCTACAACCATCTCTACGTTCAACACCTCTACTAAGTTGTGACAAAGCTACAACAGTAACGTTAAGTTCTTTAGCTATGTTCTTAAGTTCACGAGCCACAACAGCTACCTCTTGTTCTCTTGAGGACCCAGTTGCTTTAACTAACTGAAGGTAGTCTACCAAGAAGAACTTGACATCCTTAGTTATTACATACTGACGTATTTTATTTAAAAGGTATTTGAGTGAAGAGTTCTTACATTCGTCTATAAAAAGAGTTGTATTTTCTAGCTTACCAATAGCTTTATGAATCCTCATAAGCTCGTTATTCTCTATGGTCCCCTTCATTATATACCTATTATTTACCTCACTCTCTAAAGAAACTAACCTTTGTAAAAGCTGAGTATCTCCCATCTCGTAAGAGAATATAGCAGTAGGTATGTCCATCTTTGCACAATTATAAGAGAATGCTAACCCAAGAGATGTCTTACCCATAGATGATGCACCACCTATAACTATTAGATCGGTCTCTTGCCAACCACCAGTAAACTTATCTACAGATTGAAACCCAGTAGCTATACCAATCATATCTTCAGAATTAATTCTTCTGTTAATATCATCATGTAGCTTTTTTAACTGCTTTTTTATGTCAGGTATATCACTACCTCTAACTTCAGATATACTCTTTAATTGTTCTTCTACAAACTCTAATATGTTAAATAGATCGTCCCCACTATCTATCTTTTTAGACGTACTCTCGACAAGACTTTTTAACTTACCCTTCTTTTCTTCTTGAGACAAGTAAAGAACAATTTTCTTTGTGATGTATCCATAATGATCGGAGCTAATACATTCAGCAACCCTAAGATCAACCAAAGGATCTTTAATACTTGAAGATATGTCCATCATATCAGCCTTCAATCCTGAATCCAACTTACTAGAAATAACCTTGTATATCCTTTTATTTAAAGGATCCTTAAATATATTTTCTGATATTAGACTATGACAATCATAGTAATCTTTAGGATTGGACATTATCTTACCGATAAGTCTATTTTCCATGTCAATATTATCTTTCATCTTGGATGTATTGAGGTTTAACGTATCGGTTAGTTTTCTTGTTATTTAATTTAATATCGTTCTTCCAGCTTTTATTATTAATCCAAGTTGCTGGCATTCTTCTGTACTGCTTGTCTGGAGTAGATTCAACATAAGTCTTAACAGCTTTTATGGCATCTCCCATCTCATTTAAAGTTAGATTCATCCAAGACTTCTTAGCCTTAATCTTATCTACTCTCTTGTCGTAAAGATTCCAAAACATCTCAAAGCCTTTCTCTTTTCTACTATTAATGGTCACCTTCTTCTCTTTAGATTGAAATCTTAGATCCACTACATCAAAGTGACTTACTATGTTGTTGAATACGTATGTAGACTCTAAATCGTTATTGTAAACAGATTGATGTACGTTTGAATTTATGTGAAAATTTATAGATCTACCATCAACTTCGATAAAGTCTACCTTTTGAAGATCTATAATATCTGTATCTGAAATTCTATACTTCATAGTTTTTAGTTTAATGGTTTAGAAAAGGAGGGGGATAGCCCCCTCCATTACTAAAATGGTAAGTCGTTAGCCACTGCCTCTTTTTTAGGCTCAGGCTTAAAGGTGTTTACCTCAACGTAATGAGTCTTTCCATAATCATCAGCACCATTACGCTTCCTTACAACCTTTAATCTAATGTACTTGTCTCCGTTGGTGCCATCAAATATGTGGCTACCAGCATCAGACTTTAACTTAGTTAGGTTAAGAGAAAACTCTACTAAGTCTCCATCAAATTTTTCTACTCCGTTACCTACATAAATTTTTTCTGTGTTACTCATAACTTTCAGATTTAAAATAATTAACTAATGCGTACCTTTCTGTTACTCCTAAATACTTTGCTATTCTCTTGGCGTGCTTAACTTTAAACTCGTCAGGTTTTTCAATGTACTTAGTTAGGGTAGGTCTGCTTAACCCTATTCTTTCAGAGAGCCACAATACTGAGATCTCTTTTTTTGCTAATTTTTCTTTTAATGTCATAGTGTCTCCATAATTAAGTGTTCACTTATAGATTCTTCGTTGGTTATAAAGAACTTCTTATAGACATCTAACAAGTATTTGTACTCTTGTCTACCCCTCTCTATAAACTCATCACTAGCATAGAATATAGAAACGTTGTAAGGTCTTTCTTTTTCCTGAGTTATAAACACAAACTCATCACAACCAAAGCCATCCATATAGAATGCTGATTGTCTATCGTATCCATACTTCTTGCAAGAGTTAGAGAAACCATAGAAGCTACCATCAGATGTTGTCTTTAAATCTATAAGGGTTTTGCCATTTATATAATCTGCTTTACCTTTACAATAGACATCAGTATCCTGATCTTTCCAAGCGTTAGCGATCTCCCTCTTACCCTCTACCTGAAGGAGATCCCTAACCTCAGAATGTCCAAACAAGACATCACACATGTACATAATCTTATCGTGTTCTTTCTGGAGTATTATTGTAGATGCGTTAGGGTTAGCCAACGCAAATTCTTTATACCCTTTAGTAGTTCTTGTAGCTGAGTCGAATACTAAAACTTTATTATGAAACTCGTTAGGCTCTAACATAGCTACATGATATGCTCTACCAAAGATCATAGGTAAAGTTTCTTTGTTGAGTTCGGGATTGTCCCTCATCATCTTATAAGTTCTGACATCTTTCTTTATCAACCCTAACTGCGAGTTCGTTACAAACTCGTAGTCAGAGTAATAAAAAGAGTCATCAATTAACTTCTTTATAAAATTATCTAAACTCATTACGCTAAAGTTTTAGATAGCTTAAGAATTTTATTAAGGTTATCTTGTTGAGTTTTAGTCATGGTGTACCCAGCCATCTTTTGCTCTACAACATTACCCTTACCATCCTCAATAGCCTTCATCATACTCTTGTATTGAGAGTCAGTTAGCTTAGGTTTAGGTGCAGATTTTTTACTTGAAGATAAACGATTACCTTTAACAGCCATGTTGCCATCGTCATCATCTCCAGTAACTACACCTACGAATGATGCTAGGGCGTATCTTCTAGCGTAAGATATAGCAGATCCAACACCATGTGCATCTTCCTTTGAAGGAATATACATCGTAGAAGATATAAACTCTCCACTTGAATGTGACAGGATTGTTGTTACACCACCTACATCTGTAGGCATTTGTACAATAGCTAGTTCATTATCTGATAATAGTTTACGAACTGAATCCCAAACCGATCCAAGATCAGCATAGCTTGATTTAAAGAAAGGATTCTTTGAGTTTTCTTTTGCAGGTCTTAATTGAGACTGCACCTTCGATAAGGCAAGAGTTAACTTGCCAATAGTTTCTGATTTTTCCATAATGGTTTTTAAATTAAATTAACTTTCTGTTGCAAATATAGTAAAAATATTTTACTTAATATTACTTTTCTTGTCATTATTTTTTACAATGTTTCTTCTTTTTATCTCGAAAGCTTTGTATATAAACTGAGTAAGGGACATCTTGTTATCAAGTAGTTCTTGTAGTTCTTTAACGCTAAATGATTTATCTATAGTATCCATAAGTGTTTGTATCTTCATAGCGTTTAGGTAAGAACTTGAATTAAACATACGCTTACCTCTAAGTTGCTTGGATATGTTTTTTATATCGTTAATAATTGGATTTATATACATTTTACTAACCTTAGAATATATAACATATTTAGAGCAAGGATCTTTCTCCCCAGTCATCCATATCTCATCAACATTAATTGTTTTTACTTGATTCTGTACACTTTTCATAATCTTTAAATTTATCCAGTTCTACTTCTAACTCTGTTATTATACCTCTGTATCTCTCTGAATCTAATTTTATGGTGTTTTTTAAATCCTTATTTTCATCTTGTAAAGACTTTATTTCAGATATATAAAACCTCATTTGATTAGTTACTCTTTGCATATCTATTTTCATAATTAATTTTTATTTGGTAATTCGTTATTACTATGTATGTTTAGAGTTTTGTTTAACATGGTTTCTACTTCATCGTACTTCTCGTTATAGTAATCTTGTGCTTCATCAGTAAATACAATACAAGTATTATCTGATAAACCATCTTGAATTTCTTTGTAAGCGATACAACTTCCATCAGTATCTATATAAGCTATCTCTGTCATCTGTGTAGCTATATCATCTATAAACTCCATGTACTTTGAATTATCTATATATATCTTAGCCATTACACATGCCCTCCATAATTTTCCCCATTCACATCATACCTTGTTTCTCTGTCTGCACTTTCATATGACATACCTTTACATTCTAAGACTCCAGTACCATATTGAATTGTGGCATCATTAAACTCATTGTCTAAGGATTGTTCCCACTTACCTTTATTATTATCTAACCATTCCTCAGTATCTTCTAATGGTAAGTCTTTAGGTAGTTCGATAGTTATCTTAGATACTTTATGATACACTCTACGTTCAGTGATTGTAACGCTACGCATACCAAGGTATTGTATGTCGTTATCTAACAATGCTCTGTTAAGTTCAGCCATATCTTTTACTTGTTTATCAATCGGTCTATTGCGATTGTATTGTTCTATAAGGAATTTTTGATGTTCCTCACTTCTCATGTTAGATGGTTTACCTTCTTCCCATCCCCATTCAATTGTGTTGTTTTCCATTTTTATTTAATTTAAGTTTAAGTTAATTCTACTGTAGTGTAAACATTAAACACTTCATGATATTCTCCCATATCTGAATGTACTGCACTATCTTCTCCAACACATACCATACACGCACCACTTGGCTCGTACTCCTCTACTATACTTGTTATTCCTTGAACATCATCATACTCCTCGTACCACTTAAGATAATTACCTTCGTATATTACAATTTCCCTTGATTTTTCAAACCACTTACCATCAGCATTGAACTGCGTGTAAGTTTGCTTGTGATCGTACTTTTCAAATGGTGAATCGCCATGCATGTCTTTTTTAAATAAGTTATGATTATTCATTACTGCGTCCATTTCTTTTTCTGCTTTTTTTGGTACTGCTATGTACACTTCACTTCTATATCCCATAATTTCTAATTGTTTTTTATAGTGTTTTGGTCTTTAATAAATTCTACTACTGCGTTATATGTATCTTCCAATGTCCAAATGTTTTCATACTGCTCTGTAAGGTGTGAGTATGTCTCATCAAATGGTGTGTTAAGATATTCATCGCCTATCTTTTGGACTACTGGCATTATCCAATCCCAAGAGGTGTGGAATTTAAGTTCATATAATTTATAATGCTTACCATTATAGTCATACAATCCAAATCCTTCTGAGCCTTTCTGCATAAATTCTGCTATAAGTTTATTTGTCTTTTCCATCGTTATAATCTTTAATAAATTCTACTATTAAATAATGTACTTCTTGTATGTTAGGTACTGCTAATCTAATTTCATCTATATACTTATAATCTAATTCGGGATTCTCAATGTAATTATCTTGTATCTTTTCTATAACAGGTATGAGCCAATCCCAAGATAAGCCAAACTTCATATCATTAACATGAAAATTACTGCTATTATAACATGCATCATATTGACCACGAACATAATAATAGTCTTTGTAATCTTCTTCTAAAAATCTGCCATCGTTCCAATAATCAGAACATTTAGGATAATTCATAAATTCTGCTATAAGTTTATTGTTCTTTTCCATTGCTTTTAGTTTTATTATTTATATTCTTTTTATATATGGTGTGCTGATATTCATCATCAGCCATTCTACCCCTTAACTCTCTCTCTATGTTTATACCCTCCATAAAGCCTTGAGCCATCTGCATAAATAGTTCTTTAGTTTTCCCCATTGTTATAATCTTTAATAAATTCTACTACTGATTTGTACGCAAATGATATGTCTTGATTACATATACCCTCGTAAATATTTTTAATTGTAGTGTTAGATATTTCTTCACTTTGTTCTGCTTCCCCTACTAAACACTTCTCTATTACAGGCATAAGCCAATCCCAAGAGGTGTGGTATTTATATTCACTTGGTTTGTAAATACTCAGACCTGTAGACCTTAAGTCCATAAATTCTGCTATAAGTTTGTTATTTTCTTTCATTGTTTTTAGTTGTTTATAGTTTACTTAATGCTGTTTTAAATTTTCTCCAACAGCCTAATGATAAAACATCCATTAAAGGTCTAAGAGATTCATTCCAATTATTTTCTAATTCATCTCTTAATTCAATCATTTCTGACTTACTCATTTTTGTTACTTGTATTCTTAATTCCATTTCTTTTTTACCACCAATAGTAATCATAGTGTTAGTCTTTTGCGTTGTTAATGATAGTTTGTTCCATGTCGTTTACAGATTCTGTATTTAGATATTCATACATAAAGTCAGTAATGTCTACTGCACTCATTGTCTTTCTGCAATGATACATTATACTATTAACTTCTAAATCTTCGTTAGTAACGTAGGCATCAACTACTACCTCGTAGTCTTTACCCTCTTGTAGAGTTGTTTGTGTATTCATAGTTTTAGTTTAATGGTTGTTATTTAAGTTCGGACGGGAAATTATGACTCCCTAATTACTTCAGTAATATCTTTTATAGATTCTTCTGTTAATTCAAACCTATGCTCTATGCTTTTATTTATTATCTCTAAGCCTCTTTGAGTATCCTCTATTTGAAATTGTATCTTTGTCTTGATAACATTAAAGTCCACCAGTAAATCTACATACTTTTTTGTGTACCCATTCTTTTCGATCAGATTGTTTATATCTGATATTTTCATATTACACTCTTGCATATTGTCAAGATGATTCATTAATCTTTCAGTCAATTCACTTTTCATAGCTTAAATATTTTAGATTATTTATTTTTAACTTCTTTTAAATATTCTTCGGTAAATCTTAAATGAGTTTCTCCACCTCTTCTACCAATTTGACTATAATATCTATATGTTTTTATTATAATAAAACCATTTTCATCTACCCAATACTTCTCTATTTGAGGGTGCGAGTTCCAACGAATACTAAGCTCATAACGTTTTATTTGAGATGGAGTTAATCTTTTCATTTCTTCTTGACTTAAATACTTTACCATAGCTTTTAGTTTAATGGTTATTAACATTTCACTTTGCAAGTATAGTAAAAATATTTTACATGTGCAAATTTATTTTACAATACTTTTTCTGGCACACCTTTCAGTCGGTTGTAAAGAGGCTCATCCCACTTAATAATTCTAATTATTGTAGTCGGACTCATGTAATGTGCTTTAGGGTATATGAAGGTAGCGTTACTTCTATCTATCATATTGTTAGACCAATATGTAATCTCATAACCACCCTCATCTCTTTTAACGCAGTCTACTTTGATGTACCCACCACAAGACTTATCTTTTATCCAAAATCTAATCTGATCTAATTTCATAATTTTTATTTTTTAGTTGTTTTTCGTGGCACATATACTATCTTGTAATGTGGCATACCCATTTTATATCTTATATCCTGATTTTGTCTCGTTAATTCATAGGCTTCATCAGTCATTTTCTCAACCTCATCATACCCATGTTTACTTACAAGATATAACTCAAGGTCTTCAAATTGTCTTTGCCAAGTACCCTTTTGTTGAATTAAACTCCAATTACTAGCCTCTAAATTATTTATTTCTTTTTCTAATTTTTCAATCTTTTTTTCGGCTTCTTCTTTGTATGTTTCTTGTTCTTTAACATACTTAGAGTGCATCTTTAATAGATTAATGTGTGTTTGATTTGCCATAGTTTTATTCTTTAATTGTTAATTTTTTCTAATTACTTGATTTAATAAAATATTTCTTGTAACTTCGCAATTCTACTTGTAGCAAGATTCATTTGTTTACAAACGTTTTCAAAGAAAACATTTATAAAAAATCAATCCATGCCTAATCGCATCGCAGTCGTATGTAGACCTCATGTTTTGGTAGACTCGATGTCGATGGCATCTTAAAGGATACAAGAATCGCTTTGTTACAATCTTTTGTGTTACGCCCATACTATGCTTTATTTTATTCCCCACCCTTGTCCGTAAGTACCACATTCTTCTTGTGGTCTTGCATCTTCTTTTGAAACAATTTCCCAAGAACAAGAGCCTTCAACAGATTCAGCAAATTCTTTTTCTCCTTGATAATATTCTTCAATTGAATTGTAAATACCTGAAGAATAAGATTCAACACCATCACAATCAATTGACCATGAATTGACATAGATTGCACCATCAGTTGCAAGTGCTTTGTACAATTTCAATTCAACACTCATATTTCTTGACTTGTTCTTCAATTGCTTCATTTCTGATTCAAGTCTGTCGCATTCTATGGCTTTGTCTTGGTAAAGTTGAACAAGTTTATTGTGTGCTTCTTTTTGATAGTCCATAATTTTATTAGTTTAGTTTAAGTTAGTTAAAAAGTTTTCTAATAGTGTTTCGTACCCACAAAAATCTACCAGCAATTCTGATTTGATATATGATAGTGGAATCTCTACCACCTCGTAGTGAGGTAGTAGAATTTCTGTTTGATTATCTAATGGTTGTTGTCTCATAGTTTTATAAAATATAGTTTGGATTGTTTTTAGCGTGATATTCTTCTTTGTTTAATTTTGTTCTTAGTTTTCTTAACTTATACTCTGCACTATATAATCCTTTTGATACAGAATTGTTGCAAAGGTTTAGTTTACTAATTAATTCTTTTGCTTCTGATTTCTCAATAGCATAAAGAATCCCTCTAATTTCATCATTCGATAATTCTACTAACATAGTTTTAGTTTTTATAGTCCGTATATATCTGTAAACTCAAGTGAATCTTCGTTAGTTTGCACTACGAATATATCCTCTCCATTGTATTGTATTACACAATGTGTTGGTGCATCATCTTCATCATCATCATACACACTCATAGTTTCATAGTTGTGGTCGTATTTGTACATTGAGACTTCCTCAGATAGTTTTAATGTCTCGCCATCTGAAAGGTTATCGTACTGCTCTCTTGTAATATCTTCCATTACGCTAAATAATTTTTCTTCGTTTATTTCCATAGTTTCTATTTGTTTAGATTGTATTTAACTTGTTGAACTATTGCTTTACATACTTTGTTTATATCTTGCATACGTTTCACTTGTTCATCTGATGGATTTGTATTTGGGATTAATTCATTTGACTTAGTATCTCGTATTAACATTATCTCAGTATATTCTTTTCTGAAAAGATTGTTACAAGTATCGTCTAAAGTAGCATTGCAATACATGTCGAATTTGCAAGATAATCTATTTAATTTTTGAAAGTTTGTAATTTTTTCCATAGTTTCTATTTGTTTAGTTCTAAGTTTAGTATTTCCATTGTACCAATAGCATGGAGTAGTCTCCAATACTCATCTTTAGTACCAAATAATTTAATGTAGTCCATAATCTCTTGAGATGTTTGGCAGTTGTTTATATCTTCATTCCAAGTTTGATTAAGGTTTAAAGGCATACGAATCATCTTAGATTGCAAGTAGCCTATTGTAGTGTAACTTCCCATAGTTTCTAATTGTTTAGGTTAATGTTTAGCAATATACTTGTGGTGGTATACTATTTTGTAATATTAATATCTTCTTAATGTGTCTCATGTATTTTAAGACAGACTCGTACTCTCTAACTAACGCCTCCCAATTTCCATCTTCTATTGTTTGTTCAAAAGCGTCAGATGAGCCTTGTGCTTGACACCACATGGTATCGTTGTAGTCATACCCACCATAATTATTGAATATATCCCATATCTCGTTGTACATTTCTTCTGCTATTTGTTTTTTATAATTCATAGTTTCTATTTTTTAAGGTTAAGGTTGTAGTAGTTAGCCACATAATTGATATGCTTTTGTGTTGTAGTTGACCAACGACCATTTATTCTAAGTGGATTTTTATATTGGATTAATTGTTTACCATTTATACTAGCTACTCTTGTATCGTAGCTATAAATGTTGTTACCTACTTGTGTTAAGTTTTGTCTGTACTTTTCAAATTTTATTTCCATAGTTTCTAGTGTAAAATGTTAGAGTTTAACAGAATAAATGATGTTCGTTACCATTAACTTTAAATATTGCTTCAATTACTACATCATCATAGCCCTCATCTTCCCATTCTTTTTTATGTACTTGGGCATCTAATAAGTTGTCAAAGTGATTAGGTATACCACCTACCCAAACGATATATTTTGATTGTTTGTTAGTTGTTTCCATCTCTTTAATTAATTGTTCATCATTCATATCTAATATTTCTTCAAGGTAGTCGCCTATTTTATGCATACATTCTTGTACACCATACTTAACTGCTCTTTCCATATCTCCGTCAGTATAAGCATCTATGCCGTCATCTGATTCTTTTAGCCACTTGGCTAGTACTCTTAGTTGTTTCTCTTGTTTAAACATAGTTTCCATAGTTTCTATTTTTTTATTTAGCATTTTCTATTTCAATCATCATCTGACTATTAATGAAATCCCAATTTTGAACTTTTAATCTTTTAAGTAAAAACATTAACTCTATTCTCATGCTGGTTTGATAACGTCTGTCTTGATTTGGTTGTAAGATGATGTCATCAAACTCACTACCGACTTGTTCTTTTGTATTAATTAAACTTTCTACTTTTTTAGAATAAACTTCAGTAGCCTCTATTAATTCTTTTAGTAACTCTAATTTGTTTTTTGATTTCATAATTTCTAATGTTTGGTTAAGACCTTGCCCTAAGACAAGGTTTCGGATATTAAATCCTCATCAGTTAACCTTTATTCTTCGTATTGTTTAGTTTACGCTTTCTATTTTTTTCTTTCTCATCTTGTTTTCTTACAAACCTATTCCAAGAGTCTTCCTCTTGTTGTCTTTTTCTTGCTTTCTCAAGATAAGGTTTTAGGGAATCATTGAAGCTTACCCTTTCGCCATACTCATTATAAAAGTAGTCTTCTTCTTTCTTTGCCATTGTTATATAATTTTAAGAGTTTCTATTTGTTTGGGTTTACAAATCGTAAATTGTTTCATAAACACCTTCTGCTTCTGAATATTTAAGCTTGTATTCTTCAGTATCCTTTAAGTGTTCGTTTTTATCTAACCATTGGATTAATTGGTCAAGATATGGCTTCATTTCTTCTCTTTCTTGCTCTGTGTACATTGGTAAAATCAACATAATGTAATTGTTTAGTTAGTGGGAATTAGTGGAATCGAACCACTATGTTAACTTCCTGCTCATCTGCAGCGTTAGTCGTCTCATACCTGAACATAAGGATTAACAACCGATTACTCTCGTTCAAACATGTACGCCCCTATCATATTTATTTGGGCAACCAGTACATTCCCGTAAAGAGATTCTGCAAGGTAGGCTCAAGCACCACCATATTAAGCTACTGCGAGTAGCCCTTGCATTGTCCCATCAAATCAGTTAGTTTTTTAGTAGTATTAAACACGCCCTACTTGGTCTGTCTAACAAACCATTGGCGTGGTGTCTATCTTACTTCAGAGTATCTGTCACTAACTCTCACACCTATCAACATACTGCTACATTACTCAGTACATATCATCGGTGTCCCCTCTGATAGACTTCCCATATTAATCGGTATGCAATCTTATTGGATTGCCCTATGGTGCTTTACCTAACTTGATGATAGCCTATTGGTCTATCCAAGTCCACCTAGTTGTCGGCAGTGGTTTCCGTTCAGTTGATTCGCTACTGACAAACGCTGATTGAATTATTGCTCTAATACACTTGGGTAGGCAATGCTACTGCTATGTATCGTTACTAAGACTCACGACCCTCAATCAAGCTAAAGGTCTATTCTGATGTGCTACCTCAACAACCCTTTGATGCTATCTCTCGTGGGAACTTGGTAGTCAGACTCTTGCTTACTAACCTATTGATACTTGAGAGGATATTCTCAACTGCTCTTGTATCGGCTTCCTGCGTTATAGCGAGTCTGAATCAGTATGTAAAGAACGACAACGATATTGAATCATTGTTGGGAACAAAGATAAGAATAAAAAACAATACGTGTCAAATTTTTTTACAACAAATGTCACAAGTAGTTCTTTAATCGGACTTGTATTAAGGAGTTCAAGGTGTAAACTTTTTTGATACATAATTGTAGGGTGTGGGGAATAGTGGTATAATGTGGGATATTATGCCCTCCCTCCCTAGTACTTGCTCACAATAGTAACTGAGATACGTCTCCTTTAAGGTGGCTTAGGTACTATATAAGAGAATGTTTCGATTAGTCCGTAGGTTTATAGTAGATAGTCAGAGATAGTTAGTCTCATGGACGGAAATAGAAAACGACATTTGTATTTTATGTATACGATTTTGGTTTGGGTACCCCGTTTTTGGATTTGCGTTTCGGCATGTGCGCGTGGACCCCTGCATACATATATAACCCCAACCTTTTTTACTTCTCAGAATTTTTTTATCTTAGCAAAAAATCACAATATGCCTAAATCAGTTAGAAAAACAAAAAGTGTTAGAGCTCCTCAGGGGTTTCACTGGATGCGTAAAGGTGTAAACAGATATACTTTGATGCGTCACAAGGGTGCTTTCGTTCCTCATGCTGGAGCTAGTCTTACAGCTAAGTTCGAGATTCAAGAACAACATAGAGATGCCTAAAGCAATAAAGAGAGATCCTAAGGTTGGTACTGGTAAAAAGCCTAAGGGTTCTGGTAGACGACTATATACGGATGAAAACCCTAAAGATACTGTTAGTATTAAGTTTGCAACTCCTGCAGACGCTAGAGCAACTGTAGCCAAAGTAAAACGTATTAGTAAACCATACGCTAGAAAGATACAGATATTGACTGTAGGTGAGCAGCGTGCTAAAGTTATGGGTAAAAGTGAGGTTGCTAGTATATTTAAGCGTGGTAAAGAGTCTATAAGAAGAAGTAGAAATGCCTAAGGCTTTAAAGAAAAAGTTATACAAAAGAGCAAAGAAGAAGTTTCCTAAAAATAAAAAGCTTCAAGATACTTATGTATATGGAACGTTAAATAAATTAAAGAAATGATTTATAGCAAAGCATTAGATATGATATATAGTGTTTTTTGGGTTGAGGATTTATGTATTGTAGTTTGTCAAGATCCTTTAGGAAACGTTATAAGTATAACGTCTAACAATGACTATTAAAAACACTAAAAAACAACAGCTAGGAATGGATCCTAGTACTGCTTCAAACAGACTTAAGAAAAACCTTTTATTTGAGTTTGCTAAAAGACTGGACTTAAACTGGTGTTATCAGTGTGGTGCAGAAATAGATTGTGGTGACGATTTCACTATAGAACACAAAACCCCTTGGCTTCATTCAGAAGATCCAAAGGGTTTATTTTTTGATATTAATAATATTGCTTTCTCTCACAAAAGTTGCAACTATAGTGCTGCTAGGAATAGACAGGGTAAACCTTGTCCTTCACTAACAGCTTATAGAAAAGGGTGTCGATGTGATGAGTGTAGAAGGCTAAAGAGTGAGAATCAAAAGAAGTATTCTGACAAATCTTAAGCCTCTGTACCAAATACCATAAACTCAACTATAGTCCCACTAGTAGCTGTAAAAGCTTTAAAGCTAACTCCTGCATTTAGAGGCATAATTGAAAACTCACCACCACCAAGTCTTAGTATTGTAGAGTCTGCTGAGTCATCAGCATAAACATATATATAGTCTGTAGCTGTAGTATCTGTATTCTTAACATATAGATAAGAACCAGCTACAAAGTCAGAAGCTGTATATAAAGTTACCTGACCAGATGCTGTGCCTTGAGCTGTAGAAGTTACAGCAGCACGAGCAAGACCACTTGTGTGTGTAGCTGTTATAGATTTAGATACAGCAATACTTAGAGCTTGAGACGTTAAGTCTGAACTTGATATTGTTAATTTTGTTGTTACTGTTGCCATTTTGTTTTACTTGTTAAGTTGCAAATATATAAAAATTCTATTAATATTACTTATATTTCTTCTTCAGTTTCAGGGTCTATTTCCCACCCATTATCATAGTTACTCATTATTTCTTTAAATTCATCTTCACTATATATAGTTTCACTGGTAACAAATGAAGGTGTATCTCCATTAAATTTTACAAATGTTTGGGTGCCATCCAAGTTGTATCTAAGAGTATTAACACTAGTCTCCATGACTTCATCAAAATTTACAGATGATACTTGATCTTTATTTATAATTATAAACTTTTTCATATCTAAGGAGCATCTCCATTATCCCAAGTAGGACCATTAATTAATGTCATATCATTAGAGTTAGTAGAGCTATCTGCTATAGTTGTTCCACTACTTTCGTCAAACTTCCAATAACCGATTAGATTACTAGAGCTAGTGTAATTTCCACTGTTAGAGGTTAAATCTGTAGGCGTACCACTATTATATATAGCTGTAACTTCTGCATCACTAAGCTTCGAATTGAAGCAAGCTAAATCGTCCATATTTCCTGCCGTATGAAGTGCGTTATTTGGTCTACCCATAACACCTATTTCACTAAGACTGTTACTTGAAATTTCGTCCATACCAATTGGAGTCCTTTGATAATTATGACTTGGGTATCTTGATTGTCCAAAGTTTCTTAAAACACCATCCATATATATTCTCATAGTACCAGTGTGTGTTGTTGTTGTGCCGTCATGAGAGAATCTTGGTCTAAAAGTATGAGCTGATTGACCATCCTTTCCAACGTAAGTTTCACTAACATCCCAAGTAACAACAAAGTGATGCCAACCATGTTCACTACCTTCTGCTGGACTAAAATTATGTGTACCTGGTTCGATAAGCTTATTAGCATTGTACTCCCACTTATTCCAAAAAGAAGAAAATACACCATCATAATTAGCTTTCCATCTTGAAAATGCAGTACCATGATCGGCACTAGACGATTTTATACTACAAGCTCGAGCTTGACCAGATGTACCGTCTGCATAAGTAAAAACTATATTTCTAGCTGCTGGATTACCAGAGTTATTTTGTAGTCTTACGTCTATAAAACCGTTTGAAGTACTTCCACCTGTAGATAGACTGTCACCCCAGAAAAATATAATATCTGTACCTTCTGTTTGACCAAGTTTAAGCCAAAAAGAAACACTACCTTCGTCTGTTGGTAATACACAACCATTAATAATACCATAGTCATCTGTATTATCAAAAAATACAGAGTTAGCACTACTGTATGCAGCAGATGGTACTGTTATGCCAGATACTTTACCTAAGTTAGCTTTAGCTATATTATTAACTTTAGCTACGTTAGCCAAAGCTATACCGTTTATTTTAGAAACACCACTCATATTTAAGTTGTATACTCAACAAACGTACTATCAGGATTAAACCACATTTGACCATTGCTAGCATCTAAACAATAACCAAGTATTCTAATTATATCTCCACTACCACTTGGTGCTGTAGAGGAAGCCATACCAGCGTTAGCTAGAACTCCACCAGCAGGTGCTAAATATAATATATCTCCAACTGCACCTGGATCGTGATTTAAGGTTACCATACCTCTAAGTAAAACACCATTAGTATCTGACGCTGCACCTAAAGCTACACCTAATAAACCGCTACTAGTTGATGCAGAATCAGCGTCTGCTAATATCCAGTTTCCACTTGAGTTATAATAATATATTCTTCCAGTTGTCATAGATGTTGTGCCACCAAAGTATACAACGTCACCTTGATAGGTGCCATCTGTATTACCAGTCTTAATGTATTTATGTCCTAAAGTAGATACAACTGCTCCAGAAGTACTAAATGTACCATCTTCAGTAATTGATGCTATTTGTGTACTAGCATTGTGTTGAAATATAAAAGATCCATTAGTTTCGTCATTATCAGCATCTACTCTAAAAGTCATATTACCATCTGTAGTAAGAACAACATCAGAGTTTTCTGCTCCAAGTGTAAACGTTCCTCCTGGATCTATAACTAGATAAGCTGTATTAGAATCAGTTCCAGCACTAGAAGCTGCCTCTAAAGATAAAGCACCAAACTCAGAAGCAAAACGAAACTTATCATCTGTATTGTGATGTTGAATAAAAGATCTTCTAGTACCATTTTGACTAAACGCTATAAAAGGACTACCAGTTGCAGATGTATGATTTAACGTTAGTGCTAATCCTGCTAATGACGAAGATGTTGTACAAGTTAAATTACCTCCTGTTGTAACGTTACCACTACTATCAAATGTTAAACAAGTTGTGCCATCGTCATCTTTTATTTCATTACCATTAACTTGAAGGTTACCAGATATAGTTGTTAGTGATGTTGTTTCAGCTCCAATAGTTACATCAACATCATTAGCAGTTGCACTACCTGTGAATAAAATACCATTTTTATTACTAGTGCCACTACCAGCGCTTGTTGCTACTTCAATGCTTAGCTTACCAGCTTCACTACTATTAGCTGCTGAAACTATTTGAGATTGTATACTAGCATAAGTGTGTTCATTGTTAGCATCATCATCTGCTTTAAACTCAATTATACCTGGACTATCAAGAGCAGCACCTGTATCAGTTTTTTGAAATATTAGTAATGGTGGTTTATTACCTGTGTTAGTGCTAACTATTGAAACTATTGGTTTATTAGCTGTTGCACTAGTTATGGTAAAATCGTCTGTAGTGGCTGTAAAAGAAGTTGATGTAGCTGTTATTGCTCCATCAGCAATAAAACCTAAGTCGGCTGCTGCTCCAGCAGCGTCAGTAGTTGTTATAGTAGTAGCACCATGTGTACTACAGTCTATAACGCAGGCATCGTCAGTACTACCAACAAGTGTTATTCTTGAGCCATCTATATTTGTATTATCAACATTTAAAGAAGTAAGAGTTCCAAGAGATGTTATATTAGGTTGAGCTGCAGTTGTTAAAGTTATATCTGTTCCAACAACGAAGTCCATATTATTATTAACGTCATCGTATGTAACTGTGATACCTGTTTTAGTGCCACCTGTTGCTACTAATGCTCCTGCAATATCTTGAACTTGTTCTGTAGTTAATACAGTATCTGTGTCTGTTATTGTATTAGTAAAAGTAATCTTATCACCATCTCTAGCTATGGATAGACCTGTACCAGCCTCTAACACTACATCATCTGTTGAAGAGTCACTACCAGTTAGTCTAATCTTTTCTTCATCAGAATTATCTCCATCCACGCAAGATACAGAGTATGTTGTGTTAGTCCCTTGAGAGCTAAGTTCTACCTCTGAAACTTCATTACTCTTGAAGTATAACTTACCGTCAGTAGACTTAACATAAACTACACCACCATCCCCATCCACTGGAGTATTTGGCACTGATGATGATTCTTTTACTTTTACAGTATCAGCTTTAATATCCCCGTAAAAATCAAAAAGGCTACGTTGTAGTAGCCCTTTCTTAAAAATTCTCATCACCCTTCGACCATAGTCAGTGACTACTTCACCGATACCATTTTTCTTTGGTGATTTCATTTAGATTTACTTTTTCATTTTAGCACCCATCATGGCTTTTTTCATGCTTTTCATCTTGGCACCCATCATAGCTTTTTTACCAGACTTTTTAATTGGCATAACAATCATTACCTTACCACCATGCTTTAGCATCTTATCGTCCTTCTTCATACTCTCCATCATCTCTTTACTTCCCATACGACCACCCATAGTCATTTTCTTTTTCATGGATCCGCCATACATCATCTTCCCTTTTCCATCAGCAGCATAGAATGGAACCATTTTACCATCTGGTCCTTTTACCATTTTTAATTTACCACCCTTCTTCATCATCTTCATTTTTTTCATTGTGGCACCACCTAGTGCTTTTTTCATTTTAGCACCGTACATTGCTTTTTTTCCTTTATGATACATATTAAATTGCTTCTTGTCCTTCAAGGACGTTATAAAATTTTTCTATTAATCTATTTGTTTTACTTGTTACTCTATATTTATTAGGAGCTTTTGTTCCCCTAAATTTTTTTTCAAATATAAAAATAAAATCTCGTTTTACAAGAGCAGGTAAAAGTCTATCCATAAAGTTCTTGCTAACGTACATATTTTCCCTTATAAACCTTTTAGTGAAAGACTGTTTTTCGTCATTTATGAAAAGCAGGAACTTTAACTGGTTTTCTGTAAGGTTGTATTTCCTTTGGAAGGAGTACATGGTATCACTAAGATACTTCAAGTAATTCCTCATTGACTTAGATTAAATTAGGTCAAAGATAATAATTTTATTATAATTAAAAAATTATCATTACATTTGCGTATAAAATAAAAAATTAAAATAAAAAAATAATGGCTGGAAGAAAATTTTATTCAGTAACAGTTAGACCATCACTAACCACTGGTGTATTAGCTCAACGTGCTTTTGCTGCAAATGATGTTTTATTTAATTGGACTGAGATTCCAGTTGATAGAGGTTCATCTAGATTAGTTAGTATCACTACTATTATTAGAGGGACAAATGGAGCTGCACAGGCAACACAAGATGTAAAGTTATATTTTTCAAAAAACTCTTCAGAGTATAGTTTAGGTACTGTAAACAGTGCTGAATCTATGGCTGGATATAGTAAAGATATGCTTGGTTATGCTTTAGTAAATGGTTCTAATGATCTTGAGGGAGGCGATCTTGTTCCCTTTAAGATGATACATACAGAAGTAGACCTTATAATGACTCCTGAAGGTGGAGACTCAATATACGTTGCAGGCGTAACTGGCGGTGCTTTTGATTTTGGATCAAATATAAAAACAAATGGTGCTCATGACGCAGGATCAGCAACAACAATACCTATTGGAGATTCTGGTTTAAATGACGCTAGATTAGCTTTAGCTGTTGGAGATATACTGCAAGCTAATGATAATGCTGCTATAGGAACAGTAAAATCTGTTGCCGCATCATCAGTTACTTTAGAATCTGCAAACACTGATGCTTTAGGTGCAGGTGATGAATTAGTCTGCATAAATCCTTTAGTATTTATATTTGGATTTGAAGCTGCTTAATAATGGAAATATTTAAAAACGATAACGCTTGGAATGAGAAGGCTATCGTAGGTTTTATAGCTTTTGCTATTATGTGCCTTATAATGATAGCTGACCTTGTTACAGGATGGGTTGGATCAGACCTAGTAATAAACGAGTTTGTATACGACTCCTTCGTGTGGGTTGTGTTGGGCTCGTTTGGCATTTCTGGCGTAGAAAAATTTGCTAATAAATAATGCACAAACGTTGTACTTGTAAAGCTGTAAAGCGAAAGAAAAAAGTTAAAAGCATGAAGAAAGGTGGTTCTGTAAAAGATGCTTGCTACTACAAAGTAGTATCTAGATATGGACCTAAGACTTCAGCTTATAGAAGTGGTGCAATGGCTAAGTGTAGAAAAGTAGGTGCTGCCAACTGGGGTGAAGGTGGCAAAAAGAAAAAAAGGTAATGGCAGTTAGAAAAACAGCAGCAGGTTTACGACTGAAACGCTGGTTTAAAGAAGACTGGCGTACACCAAAAGGTAAAAAAGATTATAAGGGCGGAGAAAATACTTTTCGCCCTACTAAAAGAGTTAGTAAAGATACACCTACAACTTGGAGTGAACTATCTCCTGCGGAAAAGCGTAGAGCTCAAATAGAGAAGAACACTAAAGGTAGAGTATCTAGGTACAAAAAGAAAAAGGTGAAAGCAGTTAAGAAGGCTAAAAAAGGTATGGGTATAAAGACTAGCGTTAAGTCTGGCAACTTTAGACCTACTAAATCTGGTGCGGGGATGACTAGAAAGGGAGTTATGGCTTATAGACGTGCTAATCCTGGCAGTAAACTTAAAACTGCTGTAACTGGAAAAGTAAAGCCTGGTAGTAAAGCAGCTAAAAGAAGAAAATCATTTTGTGCTAGATCGTTAGGTCAGTTAAAACGTAGTAGTGCAAAAACAAGAAATAACCCTAACTCAAGAATCCGACAAGCACGAAGACGATGGAAATGCTAAAAAAAATCATCCCGATATTATTTTTAATATCCCTAAATGTTAAATCTCAACCCCTACCATTACTCCCAGATAGTATACCAGATAGTATTGTAGACTGTATTGGTAATGACGTATCTGGTATTTTAGGTTGGGTAGGAGATGGGTTCTGTGATGATGGTGCTTACTCTTGGAATGGCAACGATATTTACTTTAACTGCCCTGAGTTTAACTTTGACAATGGCGACTGTCCTTTACCTGTGCTAGATACTATATATGGTTGCATGAATTTTATGGCTTGGAATTTTGTTCCTGAAGCTACCATAGATGATGGTTCATGCGATATGCCAATAATAGGTTGCACTGATCCAGAAGCTATAAATTATAATCCTTTAGCTGAGGTGGATAATGGAGGATGTGCTAATATAGAGTGTAGCGATGGTGAAGCTAAAATGCTACTAGAAGTTACACTAGACCAATATCCTGGAGAGACAGGGTGGATTCTTACCGATATATCTACTGGTCAACCAGTTGAAAGTGTTCAAGCTGGAGAATATTCTTACGACCAAGCAAATACAACAATACCTTATCAATTATGTGTACCTGAAGCAGGTGTAGAACTTATACTAAGTGATACGTATGGTGATGGTATGGCTGGATCTCTTATTAATCAAAATGACGATGGTGGTTTTGTTATCCTTGGAGATTTAGAGCCTTGTGGTAGCCCTGATGTTATATGGGAGCTTCCTGATCCGAACTTTGGATCTGTAGCTTACTCAGGAGTAATACAACTAGAACACTGTGATGTTCCAATAGAATATGGCTGCATGGATAATAGTTATATAGAGTTTAATCCTTTTGCTCAAGTAGATGATGGTAGTTGCGAAACAGAACACATTGTTGGTTGTATAGATTGGAACGCTTATAACTACGATTCTTTAGCAACATTAAATGACATAGTTCCTGTATGTGAATATAAATTAGTTCTTAATGACAATGGAGGGGACGGTTGGGGTGACTCTCACTTAGCTATAACACAAGGCGATAGTTTAATTGGTGTGTACACATTAGGTCCTGGAATATATGAAGAAGTTAAATGGATTTATTTAAGAACAGATATGTCTGTTCAGATTAGATATTTTGAGATTGGACCACCACAGGTACCACAAGAAGAGTTAGAGTTTCAAACTATGCATAACTCTTTCTTTTTATTTAACGATGCTTTAGATTTACTAATATCAGGAGGATCTAATCCATTTGCTTTTAATGGTGCAGGTGCACTACAACCCTTTGAGCCACCTTTTTGGCATGTATATAATGCTCTACCATATTGTGGTGATTATTGTATAGATGTAGTGGAGGGATGTATGGACCCTGAAGCTTTTAATTATGACTCTTTAGCTAATACAGATTATGGATACTGTATTCCTGTAGTTGAGGGTTGTACAAACGAGTTAGCTTTTAATTATGACTCTCTAGCTAATGTTGACAATGAAGGTTGTATATCTGTAATTGTTGGATGTATGGATGAGGTGGCTTGGAATTATAACTCTTTAGCCAACACATCAGACGAATCTTGTTTATATTTTGGCTGCATGGATCCTGAAGCAGACAACTATGATCCTAATGCTAATGTAGATAATGGAGGTTGCTTTACAACTATACTAGGATGTACCGATCCAGATGCTTTTAATTACGATGAGGATGCAAATACAAATGATTTTTCATGCGTTCCAGTTATATATGGTTGCTTAGATTCTATAGCATTTAATTACGATTCTTTAGCTAATACAAGTAACGATAACTGTTTAGAAGTTGTTGAAGGGTGTATGGATAACACAGCATATAATTATGACGAGTTTGCTAATACAGAAAGCTATGACTGTCTATATGATGCAGGTTGTATTGATGGTCCTGGTATTCCATACTGGTTAAATGACACATGTTATTCTTGGGTTATTTTAGTAGATCCTTATTGTTGTAATACAAATTGGGATGAAAAGTGTCAACAGTTATACTGGCATTGTTATGGAGATAGCGAGTTAGATGTTAGAGATCTAATGAGGAGTAATGATATTGCTATATATCCAAATCCAACTGAAAACTTTTTAAATGTTTTAACAAAGACTAAAGTTAGTATAAGGATTTATGACATAAATGGTAGGCTTGTAAAAGACGTAAAACGAAAACAAACAATAGCAGGGTTAAACAGATTAAATATTACATATTTACCTGCAGGTATTTATAATATAACCATAGGCTGTAATGGAAACATTAATAAAGCAAAATTTGTCAAAAAATGAGAAATCTATTACTCTTATTGTTATTTATATCAACTACCTGTTTATCTCAAGGTCTTCATAATATATTTAAATATTCTACAATTTACACTGCTATAAATGGTGGTACATCTCTAGGTGACAATCAAATTTGGTCCATAACATCTGGGACACTACAAGAAGATGTAATAGAAACTCCTTTTGATTATAATTTATCTATAGGTATTAGAAAAATAAAAAGATTTGGCTACGAGAACAGAGCTAACACTTTTTATAATGGTACAGAAAGATCTTACTCAGATGCTGCTACTATTGGTAGAGTTGATGGTTTTGAGTATTTGTTTGAGGCTGATTTTTTAAGAAGATTAGGAATAAACTACATTAATCAACACCACTTTGTAAGATATGTTGCAGACAAGTGGGTTGGAAAGGTAGAGTATTTAGAAGATGGTTTTGCAGATATAAAATACTTTGAAGCTTCAGAAAGATTTAGGTTAAAAGTAAGGGAAGGCAAGCTTTCGTTTAACGGGGGTTTAGTGCAAAGACTTGCCGAACCTTACGGATTTGATCCTCTTCAGGATTGGGTTTTAGATAATGGTTCTCTTCATTATACATACTTAGCTATACAAGAAGGTTACTCTATATCTCTAGATGGAGAATATTCTTCACCAACTGGAGAAGTTGTAGCAAACAGTCAAGCTGTCTGGGAAGAGGTTGTGATACCACAAGTTATAAATAATTATGTAGAAAAGCAAAGAAGTGCTTTATCTAGTATTTTAGAATATTCTGTTGTGTTAGGATTAGACTACTACCACTTTACAAAAGACTTTTGGTTTCACACGTGGGGAAACCTTATGCCTTACCATTTAGATACTAAAAATAAATACTCTTATCACAAGTATAATGATGGTCAATGGATGGATTATTCTGCTGGTTTAATATTCGGTTATAGATTTAACAAAAGTTTAGGTATCTTTATCGAAGGAAGATATAGTAAATATTGGAATAGAGATTGGCACAACTTTAACGTAGGAATTAATTATGTAATATTTTAATAATGGCAAAAGAATTAAGTGAAGAAACAGCAGTACAGGTAAGCTTAAAAACATTAGCAGGAATTGCTGTACTTATATTTACACTAGTTGGAATGTGGTTTACACTACAAAATGATATAGCAGATGCTAAAGAATTACCTAAACCTCCAGATCCAGAAATTACTCGTATGGAGTATGACATGAAGGATCAGCTTATACGTCAAACTATTATGACTACACAAGATGACGTAAAAGAAATAAAAACCCAAATGATTAGGATGGAGGAGAAGATTGATAACTTAAGATAAAGTTATGAAAAACTTTTTAATTATACTTTTTCTAATATCAACGACAGCATTTAGTCAAGATTTTTCTGATGGCATGGTAGCTGTTGAGTTTAATGCTAGTTTTAATAAAGCTAACGAAGTTACTTGGTTAAGTAAACTAACAGACTGTGAAACAGAAAGAGTAGATATAACATCTGATTCTAGATGGGCAAGTGAGTATAAGATAGTAGTTGTGCCTACTATTGTTATATTTAACAATAATGAAGAAGTAAAAAGATTTCAAGCAAATATAATGATGACTATGGAGGCTACTAAGAGTGATGTACAAAACTCTATAGATGAAATAGTCATGGAAGCATTTTAAAAATGAATTATGAAACTAAGCAAAAATTTTACTCGTGCAGAAATTGAGCACAGTAACACAGCTAAAAGATTAGGAATAAAAAATGAGATGTCTCAGGAACATTTGGAAAATATGCAAAACCTTATTGACAATCTCATACAACCTCTTAGGGACGGTATCGGTCCTATTCGTATTAGTAGTGGTTATCGCAGCCCACAACTCAACAAAGCTATTGGTGGATCATCTCGCAGTCAACATAGCAAGGCTCAAGCTTTGGATCTACAATACTGGAGTAATGGAAAAATGAGCAATAAGATTATTTATGATTGGATTTTAGATTCAGGTTTAGAGTTTGATCAAATGATAAATGAGTTTGACTTCTCTTGGATACATATATCTCTAAAGAAAAATAATAACAGAAGTGAAGTTCTTGAGGCTTACAAAGATGATAAAGGAAGAACTAAATATAAATTTGCTGAGATATGAGTAAGTTGTTAAATTTTTTAGGTGGTGGAGTAATTGAAAAGCTTGGTAATGTTGTAGATAATTTATCTACATCAGAAGAAGAACGTCTAGCTGCTAAACAGGCTATGAAAGAGGTTTTAGTGAAAGCTGAAGCTCAAGCTCAGGAACAAGTTACAAGGCGTTGGGAGGCTGATATGAAGTCTGATAATTGGCTTTCTAAAAACATTAGACCTCTAGTATGTATATTTTTAACATCAATTTTTGTAATTTTGTCAGTGTTTGATGGGAATGTAGGAGGATTTACTATACAAGAGAATTATATTCCTATATATCAAACCTTATTAATAACAGTGTATGGAGCTTACTTTGCTGGTAGGTCTATAGAGAAAATAAAGAAAAAATAAAATGAGTACATTAAAAGGTAAGTCTATATCTAAAACATATCAAAGAATACTTCAAACGCCAAGTGAAATATCTAGTGAAACTTTAAGGGATGTTCAAACAGGTGGTGGAATATCTACTGCTATGAAGTTATCTACAAGTAGGGCTGAATTTTTATCAGTTGGTGTGGGGACAGGTGGAAGTACTCAAGATGGAGTATTTCATGTTATGTCTACTTCTGCTGGTTCAGTTTCAGCAAATGCTGTAGCTGATGAAGGTGTTTTTGAAGGATCTTCTAGTTCAGGTATATCCATATTATCTGGCACCAGTTCTATTGGTAGTATTTGCTTTGGAGATGAAAATGACAATGACGTTGGTAAAATAGCTTATGATCATAGTAGTGATTCTTTTATTTTACTTACAAATGGATCTGAATCACTAAGATTAGATAGTTCTGGTAATTTAACTACTTCTGGATCTTTAAATGGTTCTGAGAATAGATATAAGTTGGAAGAGTATTTTGAAAAAGTTCCATCTCAACTTTTACCATCTGTGTCTCAATCAACTGACGCAACAACTGCAGTAACATTAAACGCTAAGTTTGGATTAATTACAATGCAGTCTCATGATTTAGCCGCTACAGACACTGTTGAGTTCACCTTTAATAATAATATTATATATGGAGCTAACTCACAAGTTTTAGTTAATATAAATGAAGCTGGAACTATAGCTGATAATGCTATGGTTAATGTTATGGTCCACGATGTAGCTGACGGTAGTTGTAAGATTAGAATTGGTACTAACGGCACAGATATAGCGGCAGGTGTATTTAAATTATTCTTTATAGTAGATCCTTACATAACTCCTAATCAAAATTTTGCAATATCAGGGACAAATGTTGGTGTTGCTACTAGAAGCCCTAACCTTCCTGGAATTACTCTACAAACCCTTACCTCAGATAACGATTCTGTTATATTATCTCCAAGAGATGGTTCTACTGAATTGCCTGGAAGTAGTGATTCATCTGCTTGGTCATCTGTAAATTTTGGTACAGATCACGAAATAGAGTTTTCTGCTTCTTTAATATTAAATCAAGCTTTTAGTGATACTGCTTTTTTTGCTGGAATGAAACTAACTACAACTGGTGTTTATGCTACAGATAATGATCAGGCTTATTTTTTAGCTTCAAGTAATGATGATTTAGGATCATTAACTACAAATGCAAATCTTCATTTTATTTACAGTATATCTGGTGTTGATTATATTACTAATTTAGGTATTACGGTAGAGGAAAATGTTGTTTATAATCTAAGATTTTCAATAGACTCTAGTAGAAGAGTTACAGTATTTGTTAACAACGTTAAAAAAGGGTTAGCTGTTTTATCTCAGTCTGGAGGATCAACACAAAGTAATGCAAATATAAAATCTTTAGCACTTACAGATGCTATAGATTTAATACCAGTAGTTGGAGTTAGAACATTAACTACTTCAACTAAAGGTTTAGCTGTGGGACACATAAAACTTTCAAGGTCCCTTAGCTTATAATTAAATTAAAGAAATATGGAAACAATAAATCCTATTATAAGAAAAATAACAATAGGGGACTTAAAGCAAGGTTTGACTTATCAGGTAGGTCAAAAGATGCTTGGAGGTTCTCTAGAAGTAACTGCCATAATACAAGATGAGGCAGCGTGGTATAAGCATCAACAAGTAGTATATGATGTGTATATAAAAAAAGATAGAGAGGAGTTCTCTAGACCTTGGAAAAGGTTTTTCTCTCAGCCAACAGCAATAGAGTATAATACTGCTGTATTGGATGAAGAGTACGAAGTTAAGTAAATTTAAAACAAATAAATATGAAGCCAATTAAAGATCTTTACTGGATAGAAGTAGTAAAGCAAACTGAAGATACTATTAATTTAAATGGTATCGAATTGTATAGAGATACGTCCTATGACCCTATGAGGTTAGCAAGACAATTTGGAGTTATTTACGAGACACCTATACATAATGATTTAAACATACAAAAAGGTGATAAGGTTTGGTTTCACCATTTTGTTGCGACAGATGCTAACAAAATAAAGTATATTGATGATAAAGAGATTTATCAAGCTAATAAAGATCAAATATACTTAGTTGAAAGGGATGGAGAGATGATACCAATAGGTGTTTGGAACTTTGTTAAGCAAGAGATGAAAGAGGCAGAGAGAACTGAGTCAGGAATATTTTTAGAGACTTCAGATTCTGAAGTAGAACTTCATGGTCATGCCGTTTACATAAACGATTGGATGAAAGACCAAGGAGTTAGAAAAGGAGACAGGGTGTTATTTAGTGAGAACTCTGAGTATGATATGGATATAAACGGAGAATCTCTTCTTAGAATGAGAAACTTTGATATTCTAGGTGTATATGAAGAATAAAAACTATGCACTTGACACTCTAGAGAGATTAATAGAAGCTAGCAAAGGAGCTATAGATCTTCTTATAGAAGAGATAAGCAAACCTTTGATAGAAGAAGATGATGCTAAGAGAAGACAAGCTATAAAAGCAAAGAGAGAATGTTTTGAAGATTGTCAAGAGATTCTTTTAGGAATAAAAAACTTAGAAGATAGAATTAAGGAAGGAGAAAATTTAATAGAAGAAAAAAAGGACTTTAAGGGTTCTTTTGCTGAAAGGTATGCAAAGAAATGATAAAGTATATTTAATAGATGGTAGTGAGGGTGATGTACTAGAGTTTGATAATTTAAACATAGTTATCCCTAAAAAACCTAGATATAAAAAAGATATATTATATCATAACTTACCTAAGAAGCAGCAGAGGTGGACCAGGCAAGATCTACCTAAAGGATTGACAAGGGAGAATGCTACAGATTATGTAGACTATATAGATGAAGAATTTAGAAGAAGAAAAGAGGGTTTATGGTTTTACAATAATGGTGTTCCAACTTATATCACTGGGTCTCATTATATGTTTCTTCAGTGGAGCAAAATAGATATTGGTTATCCTGATTACAGGGATGCTAATAGAACGTTCTTTATTTTTTGGGAAGCGTGTAAAAAAGACAAAAACTCATACGGTATGTGTTTTCTTAAAAACAGGCGTAGTGGTTTTTCATACATGGCAAGTAGTGAGATAGTAAATCAAGCTACACAAGTGTATGACAGCAACTTTGGTTTGTTATCCAAAACAGGTGCTGATGCTAAAACAATGTTTACAGACAAGGTAGTTCGTATATATAGAAATTACCCGTTCTTTTTTCAGCCTATACAAGATGGTTCTAGTAATCCTCGTGTGGAGCTTGCTTTTAGAGAGCCTGCTAAAAAGATTACTAAAAATCAAAAGCATATAGAAAAATCTGAAGCACTTAATTCTATTATAGATTGGAAGAATACTGCTGATAATAGTTATGACGGTATGAAGCTTAACCTTTTAGTACATGACGAAGCTGGTAAATGGACAGGGCAAAACTCTATAAAGAAGAACTGGGGTGTAACTCAAACTTGTTTACTTTTAGGTAGAAAGGTTGTGGGAAAGTGTATGATGGGATCCACTGCTAACAAACAACAAGATGGTGGTGCAGAGTTTAAAGATATATTTTACGATTCTGATTTGTCTGAAAAAGATCTTAATGGTAGGACTAAAAGTGGTTTGTATAAATTGTTTATACCTGCTTATGATAATCTAGAGGGGTTTATAGATGAGTATGGTTACAGTGTTATAGATACACCAGATAAGCCTGTTATGGGTATTGATGACATGATGATTGATATTGGAGCTAGAGATTATATACAGAACAGAAGGGATGCTTTAAAGAATGATACCACAGCATTGTCTGAGTTTAAAAGACAGTTTCCTTTTACTGTAGAGGAGGCATTTAGAAATGACACACAAAGTTGTATATTTGATGTCGAAAGAATCTATCAACAGATGGATTACAACGAAGTTAATAATACCCCTACAACTAGGGGTGAGTTTGTTTGGAAGAATGGCATACAGGACAGCGAAGTCATGTGGATACCTCATAAAAAAGGTAAATGGGAAATTACTTGGGTTCCAGAGATACATAATCAAAATGTTATCTCCTCTAGGTATAGCAAGAAGTTCCCTGGTAAATCAGATGCTTTGGTTGCAGGATGTGACCCTTATGATCATGATACCACTACGGATGGTAGAAGGTCTGATGCTGCTGCTCATGTATTCCATAAGTTTAGTATGGCAAGCGATGCGTCTATGCAGTTTGTGTGTGAGTATATTAATAGACCTCCTAAGGCGGAGATATTTTACGAAGACATGATTAAGATGTGCGTGTTTTATGGTTGTCAAATATTAGTGGAGAATAATAAAGTGGGTATACTAAAGTATTTTGAAAACAGAGGATATTATGAATACTTAATGGATAGACCCGATATGACTCATACAGAATGGAGTAGAGGTAAACAAAAGACCAAAGGTATACCTGGATCAGGTGCTGCAGTTATTAATGCTCAGGCAGAAGCTATAGCAAGTTATATATACGATCATGTAGGGTATAACTCAGATACAGGAGAGATTGGTAGATGTTATTTTAACACGCTTCTAGATGATTGGAGTAGATTTGAGATAGATAATAGAACTAAATACGATGCTAGTATATCGTCATCATTGGCACTTCTAGCATCACAAAAATATATAAAACCTAAAAAAGAAATAAAAGTTTCGTCACCTTTTGTTAAAAGATATACTAATAAAGGGATGTATAGTAAAAGAATTAAGGCATGATGTACAATAATACAAAAGATAAATTAAATGGCTACCCTTCTCCTTTAGCTACAAATGAAGAGAAGGCTGACATAAAATATGGTCTTGATTACTTTAAGGCTATGTATTATGATTATAGCAAAAATTCAGATGTATACTACAGGGATACAAAAATAAGATACTCTAGAAATAGAGCATACTCTGAAGGTAGTCAAGATATAGGTAAATACAAAGACCTATTAGATGTTCAAGGAGACACTTCATATCTTAATATAGATTTTACTCCAGTATCTATTATACCAAAGTTTGTTGATGTTATTGTTAACGGAATGGTTAACCAAGAGTACGATATAAAAGCAAAATCAATAGACCCTATAGCTGCAGAAGAAAGGTTAAATAAGAAAAAAGAAATGTATGCTGATATGATCACTAAAGACTTTGTAGAAGGTCTTGAAGATCAAACTGGTATACCTCTAGCACCTAAAGGTTTTGTTGCTCAAAACGCTGAGGAGATAGATATGTTTATGGCACTTAACTATAAGCAAAATGTCGAAATAGCTTTAGAAAAAGCAATAGATTATACTTTAGATATAAATGATTACGAAGAAGTTAAAAGACTAATGATTCGTGATTTAGTTGTTTTAGGACTATGTTCTGCTAAGATTGATTTATCTCCATCTAGAGGTGTTGTAATTAGACACGTAGATCCTGCTAATCTTATAACATCTTACTCTTCAAAGCCTGATTATAAAAATGTTAGGCACGCAGGTGAAATATACTCTATGACTATCGCTGATCTTAAACAACAAGCTGGAGATCAGTTTAGTGAAGAGGATTATCAAAAGATAGCTAAAGAGTATGCAGGTAAAAATAATAACCCTATGACGTATGGTGATAGAGCTTATTATGATAATGGTAACGAGACTTACGACTACGATAGGTTTAGTGTTAATGTTTTAGATGCTGAATTTATAACAAGTCACTCTTTAAATTACGAGAAAAAAGGAAATAAATTTGGTGGTTTTTCTGTAAATAAAAAAGCATCTAACTATAAGCCTCCTAAAAAATCAAAAACCAAAAGAGAAAATATAGGATCAACAGTAAAGGTTGTTTATACAGGTAAATATATTATAAATACGGATTATATATTTAACTACGGTATGATGCAAGATATGCCTAGACCTAAGTCTAACTTATCAGAGACTAACCTGTCATATATTATATATCAACCTAATCTATATAAAATGAAGAGTAAGTCTTTGGTTGATAGAATGATTCCTTTTGCTGATCAGATACAGTTAGCTCACCTTAAAATACAACATGTTCTTGCTAAGGCTAGACCTAAAGGTGCAGCCTTTGAGGTAGGATCTTTAGAGAACGTATCTAAGGGTGATGGTGGGACTTTTACACCTTTAGAGCTTCAAGAGATATATGATCAAACTGGTAATATATACTATAGACGTATAGATGATGAGGGTAACATGACAGGTGCTGTACCTATAGCTGAATTAGAAAATGGTATAGGTAGAGATTTTGTTACTCTTATAAATGTTTACAACCATAACTTGCAAATGATTCGTGATGTAACTGGTGTTAACGAGGCACGTGATGCCTCTCAGCCATCTAGCGAAGCACTTGTGGGTGTTCAAAAATTAGCTTTACTAGCATCTAATAATGCTACAAGAGATATAAACGATGCTTATCTTAACGTTACAAGAAGAGTATCTCAGTGTATATCTATGAGAATGCAGGATCTTTTAAACTACAAAGGTCTACATAATATGTATAGTAACGTTATAGGTGATACTGCTATGCACAGTATAGATATGATGAAAAAACTATCTATACATGAGTTTGGTATAACTTTAGAGGTTGCACCTAGTGAAGAAGAAAAGCAGATGATGGAGCAAAACATTCAAGTTTCTTTAGCTCAGAAAGAACTTAGACTTGAAGACGCTATAATGATACGTTCTATAAGAAATATTAAAATGGCTAATCAGATGCTTATTCTTCGTAGAACTAAGTATCAAGAAGAGCAAAGGTCTATAGCTCAGCAAGCTTCACAGCAGAACGCTATGTTACAACAACAATCAGCACAACAAGCTGCACAACTTAAACAACAAGAAATGCAGGCTGAGGTTCAAATAGAGCAGGCTCGTATTCAAGCTAAAACTCAAGCAGAGATGCAGTTAAGACAATTAGAGTTTCAACTAAAAGAACAGTTTGAGCAAGCTCAACATCAACGAAGATTAAGAGAGATAGAACTTGGTAATCTTGGTAAAGAAGGTGCTGCCTCTATACAAGGAGAGGTTCGTAAAGCTGTTCAACAACAGTCTGCCATGAATCAATCTCAACTAATTGAACAAAGAAAAGACCGTAGAGGTCCTTTGGGTGAAGAACAAAATATTCCTCAATAATTTGATAGTAAAATAAAAAAAAGTATATTTGCGAAATTAACATAAATTAAATTTAAGACAATGGATATAAGAGAAGACTTATTAAATAAACTTGGTGGAGAAGTTGTTCAACAACAAAACCAACAAAATATTGTAGATTTAACTGGTGATGAAAACCAAACAGTTGAATCTCAACCTACAACGCAGGAGCCTTCCAACGTTGTGGATTTAACACAAGAGAGTTCTTTAAATACTGAGGAGACTAACGTTGATGAATCTCAAGTTAGTCAACAGCAAGAGGGTGAGGAAATCAGTGATGACGAAGTTGTCTTACAATACCTTAGCGAAAAGCTTGGGCGAGACCTAACATCATTTGATGATCTTAACATGACAAGTGAACAAGCAGAAAGCAATGACTTTGCTAGCGATCAGCTTCGAGTTATCAATGAGTATGTTAAAAACACTGGTCGTTCAGTTCAAGATTACCTAAACACTCAAACTGTTGATTTATCCAACGTGTCTGACGATGCAGTCCTAAAGGAGTATCTAAGATTAGATAATCCTAATTTAACTGAAGCTGAGTTAAATGATTATATGGCTACAACGTATAAAATGGACAAGGAGGAATATAACGAGAGACAAATGAACGCTGGTAAGGTTCAACTTATGAAGGACGCTAAAGCTGCTAGAGACTACTTTAACGAGGTTAAAGAAGAGTATGCTATGCCTACAGAGTCAGAAGATTATTCCATATCTCAAGAAGATAGAGATGAATGGATCGGTACTATGAGTGCTGAGGTTGATGACTTAGATGGTATATCATTCGCTATGAACGATCAGGGTGAAGAGTTTGTTTATCAACTTGATGATGCCGCAAGGAATGAAATCAAGGATTACAACTCAGACCTAGAAAGTTTCTTTGACAAGTATGTAGACGAAGGTGGTAACTGGGACTTTGACAAGCTCAATACAGATATGTATATCTTGAACAACATAGATAAGATTGTTCGAGGTGTCGCTAATCAGTACAGAAGCAAAGGAA